CGGTGACGCTGTACTTAAAGTAGAAGGGCATTTAATGCTTAAAGACTACCGACAAGGAAACTCAAATGATTCGGTTCTTACATGGGATGCTGTGACTAAGAAGGTAAGAATGGTTGATAGGTCGGGTTTTTCGGGTGGTGGAGGAGGTAGTACAGACTTATCTACAGCCGACACTTTACTTCCAAGAGACGCAAGATTTGACGTAGTGTTAGATGATTTAGGTGCTTTTTACAAGCAACACAGACAAGTTGTTTACAATGTAAAAGATTACGGAGCTACAGGTGACGGAGTAACTGATGATCAGCCATTCATTCAACGAGCAATTGATTCTTGTTTTTCTCAAGGTGGTGGAGTGGTTTATTTGCCTAATGGAATTTATTTATTGACAGCTACGGCGCAAAGCGGAATGCACTTGCGTATTCCCGTATCTACAATTCACCGAACAGATACGGCAGTTACGGTAGAGTTAAGAGGCGAAACTCCTCCAATGATGTGGACGAATCCTTTAACCGATACTAACAATGCAAAACCTCCTTTAACTGGAGTGATATTAAAAAGTTCTTTACTTTCTTCTACTGCTATAATTTCAACAAATTTTGACGGGGCAGGTCAGGCTAATTTCTGTAACGTAGTGATAAAAAATATCGGATTCAGAGTACGAAGCATGACGGGCTTAACTCACGTTGCTCCAGAGGGTCAGGGAATCGACGGTAGTAAGTTATCCATGTTAACGGTAGATAATGTAAGAATCGACACAGAAAGTCCAAGAGACAGTACAGTAATGCCAAATTCAAGTAGTGTAGGGATTAATTTTCCAAGAGTAAACAATTGGTGTCAGATAAACTTTACCAACTCGCTTATTACAGGAGTGTATAAGGCAGTAGTTGTAGCGGAACATTTCAAAGCAAACAACGTAGAACTTGATGGAAATTATATTGGGTTAACTACTTACGGAGAAACTCAGTACCATCCTATCGAAATTTCCCAAATGGGTTTCTGGAGGAACGCTTATAATATAGTTTTACAAGGAAGCGGAAGAATAAGTATTACTCATGCAGTCTTTGAAGATGATACAGTCGGAACTCCGTGGTTTGAAAATATCGCAGACATAGACGAAGGTACTCCTAGCACATGGAGTGGTGCTATTGGATTCGCTAAGAATTATTCTTTTGCTGGTCCTTCAGATGCTGTCGTAAGATTAAATTCTTCTAATTCATATTTAACAACATACCCTTTCGTTAATCCTCTTGAGACTACGGGTTACGGTCATGCGTTAATTAAAAATTTAGGACAAGCTGATCAAGCTAATTTAGACCTTCAATCAACAGGTCATGTAGGTGTGATGAGAATAGGGCAAATATCATCAACGTATGCTGGATTTCTTGACCTTGCCGCCAATGACGGGTATTTATCTGCGGGTAATGGCAATATGATGTTAGAAACAGCAGGAACAAAAATAAAAGTAGGCATCGGAAGTTTTGGTCAGACACATGAAATAAGTTCAATCGGATTTAAATACGCAAGTTCAACTTATGGTGCTTTCTTAGGAATTGGCGGACCAGCATTTCCAGGTGTATGGTTGAAGACGGCAGCAGATGCTCCATCAACATCTAATTATACGTTAGCAGAATCATCAAGTTTAACATTGTTGAGTGGGCCAAGTGGGATTCATTTTGAAGTTGGTAATGATATAACTAATGGGCTTATTTTAGATGCAAGTAAAAGACTAGGATTTGGTGCTTATAACTTTACTCCAACAGCTTCACTTCATTTAAGAGTAGGTAATTCATCAGCAAGTGGTGCGCCTTTAAAATTCACTACAGGATCGGCGGCTTTATTAGCAACTCCTGAAGCGGGAGCAATAGAAGTTTTAGTTGATAGTCTTTATTATACAGGAAATTCAGGAACTAGGTATAAGATTTATCCGCAAAGCGGCAGCACTCCAACACTTCAGCAGGTAACAGATATTGGCAACACAACTGATACATTGATAAAAGCGGACGCTTTTAACGTAACAAGATCAGCGACCAGTTATGCAGAACTTGCTATTGGTTCTTTTTCAGGATTTCTTCATGGAGCTTTAAATCTCCGTAGTCCTAACTCAAGTGAAATAGTTTCTATATTCCCAACACTAGGGTTGACAGCATCAAGAACGCAAAAGTTACAAGATGCTGATGGAGTTATTGCATTAAAAGGGACATTGTCAAAAGGCGTATTCGTTGCATTCCCAACTTCGGCAGATACGGTAGATGTTTGGCAAACTCCTGTAGCTATAACGATAACTAGTTTGAAAGCGATACTTAGGGGAACATCGCCATCGGTTACATATAACATAGCATTCGGAACAAACATTCAAAGCCCTACGGCAGTATTTACTTCAGATATTACCTGTACTTCATTTACAACAGGGTGCAGTAATTCATCAGGATTTAATGATGCTACTATTCCTGCGGGTTCTTTTATATGGGTATATACAACGGCCACAAGTGGAACTATAAGAGCAATTGCATTCACTATAAATTATACTGAAGACTAATGAAAAAATTATTATTCTTATTATTCCCCGTTATAAGTTACGGTCAAACTTTTACACAGGTTGGCGGCACGACAAATACCATTAACAATTCATCCTATACCGTAGCAAGCATTTCATTTGCCAGTAATAAATTGTATTTGCTATTTACGGTTTCTACGTCAGCTGGTGTTCCTAATATACCGACTGTTTCCGGTACGGGCATAACATTTACACAAATAGCATCAACCACTTTTAATACCGTAGGATCAGCAGTTCAGCAAGTATCCGTCTTTAGAGCATTGATCTCTTCTGGAACATCAACAACTCTAACCGTTAGCTTTTCAGGTCAAACTCAAAACGAGCTTTTGTGTAATATATACGAGGTTTCGGGGGTGGCGGTTACCGGGACAAATGGAAGTGATGCAATTGTTCAAAGTGCAACAGACAGGGCAGACACAGACGCAAATCCAGCTATAACATTATCTTCATTAAGTGGTAGCGGGAACGCTGTAATTTGTATATTTTCTAATAATCAAGCTCCTTTTGGCGGGACTCCAGAATCTGGATGGACGCAGTTGTTGAATTTAACAGCAATAGGATCGCCACCATCTTCTTATATAGTATATAGAACGAAAACAACAGATAACACACCGTCAGTAACTGCATCGGCAAGTAATTGGGGAGGTGTTGCTATTGAATTATTAGCAACTGGTAGAAGAATTATAATAACAAATTAAAATATGAAAAAAATAATAATCGTTTTAATCGTCATCAGTTTTGTTGGTTGTAATGATAACAACAAAAAGAAAACCGACACACCAATTACAACGGCTGACACTTCTTTGCTGCCAATAATTGACACAACAATTATCGAAGACGGTGTGGCTCCATTAGCTGATGATAATGTAATGGCTAGGAAAGACAAAGCGGATAAGGAGGAAAAACAAAAGAAGATAAAGATTAGTTGCAGTTGGGGCGAACACAAATTCAATGGTAACGAAAAATTCAATCACAAGAAGCGTAATCTTGATGAAGCAAAAAGAGCAAAGCCGCCAAGAGGTCGCGGTCATGGTGGTGGCGGAGATACAACTGTTAACCCGCCTCCACCAATAAATACGTCAACAAATGTTGTGTTCTTAAATTTCTTTGGTGATAGTATAAACAATACTGCATGGAATGTTAATGGTCTGATAGTTGTTGGTCATTCAGGGTTAACACAACCGGAAGTTGATGCTATATTAGTTGAAGTACAATTACATTTCCCGTTATATAATATTCGTATAACAACTGATAAAGCTGTATTTGATAGTGCAGCATGGGGGCATAAGGTACAAGTGGATATTACTGAAGATTATCAATGGTACGGAAGTGCGGGCGGTGTTGCTTATCTTAATTCTTTCTTTTGGACTGACCACTCTCCTGCATTCGTATTCTCATCATTACTTGCATACGGCGTACATAATGTTGCTGAAGCTATTTCGCATGAAGCAGGTCATACACTTGGATTGCGCCATCAATCAGATTGCACCAATGGAGTTAAAACCAATGAATATTCTTTTGGTAAAGTAATGGGTAATAGTTACGGAACTTATCCTACTGGTCCATGGTGGCATGGTACTAATTCATTATGTGCAGACCAAGACGATGATGCTATGATAGCCGCAGCAATTGGAAGGAAAGCTATGGGAGCAGCCTATACTGCAAGACATATATTTAGTTTGGTTCATCAATCATATTTTTTAAAACCTAAAAATAAAATTTAACATGGCAAAAGTAAAACCTCCAAAACCAGGCGGCGGCGGATCAAATTCAATTCCGGCTCCAGAGGGCTTAATAGCTACAATGAAATCAGACGGCATTCTTCTCCAATGGTACAGCGTTCCATTTGCAACAACTTACTGGATATCCAGAAGTGACAGGGAAGCGTTAGGTGAAAAAGCTATCGCAATTATTACCGGAACAAGTTTTACCGATCATTACCCTGTTGCGGGAACTACTTATAAAGTTGCGGCAGTTGTGGGTGATACTCTTGGAAACTTTTCAAATCCGGTAACTCCAATATAATGGGAGCAAAATTTGATGCACTATTTAAGGCGTTTAAAGAAAATCCAACTGCTGCGATAATGACGCTATTGGTAATTGGCATTTCTGTTATGTTTGTTATCAATCAAAAAACTAATGAAGGCGTAAAAGATGATTTGAAGAAAGCTAATAAAGATTGTGTTACTGAAAAATTTGTTCTTGCTACTCAAATGGATCAAATGAGAGGTCAGATAATTGATTTAACCGGAGCATTCAAAGAACTTAAAGGCGAAATGAATACACTTAGAAAACTTGGTATCGTAAAAGAATGAGAAAATATTTACCTATATTATTATTGTTTGTGGCTTGCAATAGCAGTTATGAAAAGGCAACTCCAATAACAGTAAGCGATAAACCATTAACAGATTCTATTTCTTTAATTGTAGATAGTTTAAAAGAATGGACAGAAGATATTTCTTCAGTTTCAAGTTATGCAATAAATGCACAAGCAAGGATTAAAGAGTTAGAAGAAAGAAAAGCACTAACACAGGCACAAGTTGAACATGAACCTTTTTATTTATCAATGATGAAGTCAGAAGATTACAAGCCTACTGATGACAAGGACAAAGAAATTTACCGACTAACTCAGAAAATAAGAGAATATGAAAGGGAAATATCAAAGTTAAAGAATAGGTTATTTTACGATAGTATGATGAGAGTTGGGAAGATCGAATATGACCAAGTGCCTAACGAAGAAAAACCAAACGATAAAAGTTTAGTGATTACATTAAATAAGAAATTACGGGGCGATGGTGACATTTCGGAACATGGTGTAAGTGTTTGGATAATGAAGTACACCAAGAAGGCAAAGAAACTATTCAAGGGGTATGAAAGTTGTCAGCAAAAAGACTTAAATTTATTAGATGCAAAAGAGGCAAGTTATTATAAAGGGCAGTATTTTTTTAATGACGTAGAACCTGGAAAGTATTTAATAAAAGTCTGTGCTTTGTTTGGAAACTGGATGGTGATTAATAAAAAAGATTATAAACAGGAGATTGAAATGTTGATGTCTCCGCCTATTCAATAAAAATTAAAATTATGAATGTAACAACTTCATCAAAACGGTTCAGTTTAAATGGTAATGATTTTATTAAGGGATTAATTGTGGCGGCACTTTCGCCTATTGTCCCAATTATAACAGATACCATAAATTCAGGCAATCTTACTTTTGACTGGAAGAAAATTGCTCTTGCTGCATTGGGTGGCTTCGTTGCTTATATTGTTAAGAACTTCTTTGACAAACCAAAAGTAGTTATCACCGATTTGAAAAACGACACAATCGAAGGGGTTCAGGACAAAACTATTGACGTTAAATTAACCACGAATTGAAAAGGTGGTCGTTTATATTATTACTTGGACTCGTAGCCTGTAATACAGAAAAGAAAGCATTGTCCAAAACTCAGCTTTATCTTTTTAAACATCCTGAATTTTCTGCGGGTTATTGTGCTGAACAATTCCCTGATAAAGCGGATTCCGTAATAGTAAAAACCGATACCGTAACTGAGATTCAGTTTATGGATTCGATAGTTTTTGATACGGATACTCTTTACAAGGATTCATTAGGTTTTAAATACCGAACAATAACAAAGGTCGTAACCAAAACTATCACTAAGGATAACATAATTTACAGGGAAAACCGAGCAGAGCAAGAACGATTACAGCTTGCTCTGCTTTCTGCTAACAAAAACATTACAGACTTAATTGCAAAAAATACAATTTTAGAACAAGATAGAAACGATTGGAAAGGGAAAGCTAAGACCCGTTGGTGGTGGATTGCCTTACTTATCGGTGGATTTGTGGGAACGATTGCTATTAAGGTATTTGGTAAAACGAAATTCCCGATATGACCAGATGGGATTCTACAGATTGGGCTATTATAATTTTAGCTCTATCAATTCCAATTGCTGAACTTGGATTAATAATAATGAGAATATTCACAAATTCACCTTTATCAGATAATGCAGCAAATGTTATTGACGGGATAACTAAAATAATAGGAGGTGGTCTAATTTCAATTCTTTCAATAAGATACGTTAACAATAAACACAAAAAAGAAAATGACACAAACAACACTTAGAAAATTAAAGGATCAGGCAAAGTTCAAACTTTCAAAAAGAAGTAAAGTTATTTATACTAAACAAACCAAGTGGAGAAGATCCGGAGGGTTGATGGCTTATGTCTTTACTTCTGATTCAAGCGGATTGACTTTTAAACGGGTGGGAAGTGTGAAAGTATGGCTTGTAGAGTTCATGGTAAATAAATCAACTGGATCAACGGTTGCAAGAAAACAAAAGAAATGATTACTGAAAAAGCGTTTAATGATTCAGCTACACTTTTAGGAGTAGAACCGGCAACAATCAAAGCGGTGGCAGAAGTTGAAAGTAAAGGAAGTGGATTTCTACCAAGTGGGCATCCGGTTGTACTTTTTGAGCCTCATGTCTTTTGGGCAGAACTTAAAAAGCGTGGAATTGACCCCAAAATGATCACAGGGGCTTCAGACATCCTTTATGAGAAATGGACAACAGGTAAGTACGGGAAAACTTCAGCCCAACCTGAACGCTTAAAACGGGCAATAGCGATAAGCAAAGATGCAGCCCTTTCTTCGGCAAGTTGGGGCAAGTTTCAAATAATGGGGTATAACTACGGCCTTGCCGGATTTTCAGACGTTGATTCATTTGTTGCAGCCATGCACATTGACGAAGATCAGCACCTTAATGCCTTTATAAATTTCGTTAAGAATAAGAACTTGGTTGATGAACTTCAAAGAAAAGATTGGGCGGGGTTTGCTCTTGGTTACAACGGTTCAGGATATAAGCAGAATAAGTATGATGAAAAGTTGGCTACTGCGTATAACAAGTTTAAGGGATCGCTTTAGTTTCTACTTCCTTTCTTAATTAAAAACATGAAGCACTTTATCCAAGAATAAAAACATACCGTAAGCGCATAGCGTTCCAAGTATAAAGGCTATATATCCTTTTATCATTGTTTTTTGTAGGTTATTCATTCTACGATCCTTTTTCATGTGTTCCTCCTTTGGGGTTTTATAGATTGTTTTGTTTTTTAAAATCTTGCCATTGTCCCGCTATTTGTTCTGCTGTAAACTCTCCTGTTTTATAAAACGAGTGCATATTAAAAATCAATCCTTTCAGTCTTTCCTTCTCTGCTTTTAGTTCCTCTATTGATAAATCTCTATGAAGTATAGCTTTTGAATATTTGCTTTTCCATTCCTCTATTTGTTTGGATTGTTCTTCGGCAACTTTTCTATAACTCATTGCGGTTCGTTCCCAAGTTTCGGCATGGTCTTTCAATTCTTCACACTCCTTCTCTTTCTCCTTTAATGAGGATTGAAGGGCGGTGATTTGGTCATCTTTATTACCAAAATATTTATCAAGTGCGATTGACCAATCGGTTATGCTTCGGTAGTCTTTGCTTTGTGGTATGTCTGACATAGTTTATAATTTATTTTCTTTTTGATATTGCTGCCATCTATACCCCGATATTTCCTTATCGGCAAGCGGATATATAATGTTATAATTATCCTTAACTTGTCTTTCTAATAATAATTTTATCCGGGCATTCTCCTTTTCCAATTCTTCCCGCCCATCGGTTGCAAGTTGGTAACCGGAAATAAAGGCTCTTCTACTTGCTGCGTTTGCATCATATTCACCAATTACTCCCGCTTCCATATCAACAGGGAATAATTCTTTTGCCTTATCCATTATCGGTTTCGGTATAGTTGACATTGTTTTTATTTTTGGTTTGATTTAGGTTTCTTTTTTGGTGGAATCATTTTTAGTTCATGGCTATATGAAGCACTATTAATATCCCACTTTACATCATGCGTCTTGCCGTCTACGTTCATCGGATGAATAATAAAATGGTCTTTATCTTGCATACCAACTCTAAACTCAATTATTCCTTGTGCGTAATACTCTTCAAGATACTTACACAGCTTACGGCCTATTCTATCCATAGCCATGTCTTTTTTTATTTTATCTGGTATTGTATTCATAATTTTTATTTTTTAAGACGGAAGCGGTTTAGAGATTTAGAGTTTATTTTTCCTTTTGAACTTTTGCCAAGAATCTTCTTTGTTTTCAGGCCATTCAACTCGTTTTACTTCATGTTCAATCAACCCCTTCAATCTTTCAACTTCCTTTTTCAACTCCTCACAGTCTCGGTGGGCAGATAATCTTTTTATTAACTCCTTTGCCCTTGCAACACATCTTTCTATTTCTTCATAGGCGATTCCTTTTACGCTGCCGCCATCATAATTCTTTTCATGCAATAAATGTTCAGATGCCCATATCAATATTTCCAAAACTGTTTTTGTGTTGAATGGTTGGTCATTATCAAGCGGCAACTCCTCACAGTCTCGGTCACCTGTGCGTATCTCTGATTGACTTGATTCGTTTGGGATAATATATTTTTCATCAGTTGGGATGCATTCTTCTTTTGTTGCTATTAATGAAATGCCGTCTGTTCTATCCCAAACATAATAATCATCACCGTCAATTTTATACAACTTTCCTATTGTTAAATAGTCTCCTACTTTTGGCTCTCGGTCACCTGTGGGGGAGGGGGAAGGAAGGCACAAATCATTAACTTTTTTATCAATGGTAAATTGAACATATTCCGTCATGTGAAACCACCACAGCCACCAACTATACATTCGCTCCTGAATAGGCCAATTACCATCTCCTTTTTTTACGTCAGGAACAAACCTTCTTTGATAATAATCCTGTTGGTTGATGCAATATGTTTTAAAAGAAATCAAATCACCAACAGAAAGAAGCATGAGATTACCACCAAGTATTATATTTTCTTTTTCAATCAGAGAAGCGCAAATTCCGTCTGAAGATTTTGGATAAATATTACTCATATAATTTTTATTTTCTTCTTTTTCTGAAGAAGTAGCACAGGGTTCTATGGCCTTTTCTTTTTTATTATCCATTATGGTATTTTTTAAATAGTTCAGGCCATCTCTTGCCTCTTTTTATATCTGATACTGTACTTGGGTCAAGGTTATATCCTTTTGCGATTTGCTTATTTGGTACACCTGTTTTCAACAGGTCGTATATTTCTAACACTTTAGCTTCGGAAAGTTTTGACCTGTTGTGTGATTCGCCTTGTTTCTTAGCCTTCAATTTGGTTCTTATACTTTCATTAAAATCATACTTACGATGACATGAAGTGCATAGTTGTAAATAATCTTCAGGATTTGAAGAGTACTCGTGGCCTTCCCTTAAACACCATTCATACCTTTTAGCCGTTGTTGATTTACAATGCTCACATTTAGCCGCATTACCATAATTATTAATAATGCTTTTGTGAAACTTGTTATGTTTCCATTTTGGTATGTTGCCGACCATTTTCATATTACTCATTATTTTCGTCAAGCCATTCATAAACTTTTAATTTTTTAGGCAACCCTGTATAAGAATCGTATTGCGATGGATGCTCCCAATGTTGCAAATTCCAAACCGACCCAGTATTCCAACACCCTGGTTTATCATCTTCATATCTTACTTTGACATGATAATTTTTTCTAACTTCTGGCAACCGATCTGAGCATTTCACCCATCTGCATCCCTGCCTATTATTATTTTCCATGATTAAAAGTTTGAGGGTTTATTTTTGAGTTGCTCATAATGAAGTTCGTAAGCGAGTTTGGTTAATGATTGTAATGCGCTTTTAAATTTTTCTTCAGTTGCTCGCCCTGCTAAATACTCTTCAATCCAATACATACAATTTTGCATATACTCTATGGTTGTAGTTTCTTTTACAGGGGGTATAAATTTATATCTTGGCTTTAATGTTCTTGCTTTCTTTTTAAGCATACTATCATAAAATCTTTGTTGGTCTGGTGTTCTCGCCGCCCGTTTCATATACTTGGTTTATTTGGTAGTGGCATTGATTTTAATCTTTCTAAATATTTTATCACATTCCAATAAGCTATATCCATGTCAGTATGGTTTTCGGAATTTGCCGTAACCCATGTTTTCAATTCTGCAATTAAATCTTCAACCCTCGTCAATCCCTGCCTATTGAGGGAGGCGGCAAACATGGCATCAATTATCGCTTGGTAAACATTTGGTGTCGTTCCTTTGCATCTTAGCCAATCCCAATGAGGAACTTCAATAGCCAAAAGAATTGATTCCAATTCGTCATATTTTTTATCTTCAATAGTAGGTGTCATAGTCTTTTATTGTTTGTATCGTTAAAATTCAATCTTGCAAATTCTCCATAATACTTTATTGCCGCTTTATCGTATGCTTTTGCAGCTTCTTCTTTAGTTGCGAAACATCCCAAATGTATTTGATTGCGCTTGTAGCCTATTTTTGCTGACCATGTTTTACATCTGGCATCTTTACATATTCCTTTAAAACCAAGTTTATTTTCTTTAGTCTTACTACGATTTGCCTGATTTTGGCCATTGGTTGCTTTCCTTAGATTTGATTTTTGATTATTTAATCCATTTAGGTCTCTATGATCTACGGCTATTTTATTACCTTTTAATTTCATTATTTCTCTGTGCATAAAAACCTTTCTTCTTTTAACGTTTGGCAAAATAGAACACCTATAAGCATAATCACTCGTTCTATTTTTAAACCTTGTTATGTGCCAATTAAATTGATTTAAGTATTCATAATCTTCATCATCAACAAGTATTTCAACTGCTGCGTATTTTTTAGCGAATGACAGTATTTTTTTCATACGGCTTTTTAAGTGTGAACAAAAGATATGATCCTTCTGTGTTTTTTGAAATATTGTACTTATAACCGAAAACCTCATTAAACAATTCAATTTTATCAGCCATTAAAATAGGTGAACAATCAACTTCAATTCCTATAATGTTCTCAGAAGGTGATTCACGGCGAATCCTTATTGTGTATCTGGAAAGGATTAAAGCCGATTGTAATACTTCGTAAGCAAGGTTACCCTTTAGAACGCTGAATGAATCCTGAACGCTTACGGTTGTTTTTAAATTTAGCATGGTTTTAATTTTTTGGTTTGTTAATAAAAGTCGGAGCTTACTTTCGATTCAGCCCCGAACTCTAACTATTTAAGATTTGTAATAAATGATTCCAATTCTTTCGTTGTTTGATTTTCTGCTAAACCAAATATGGCTGCCACCCCTACCAAAATGAAGTCCAGATTTATTAATAATGCCAGAAAATTGTAGCTCTAATATCAAATAATCTCCATTTATATCGCAATTAGTTTTTGATACATACGAAAACAATGGGCTTAAGAATCTAAACTTTTCAGATTCTATTTTAAAAGATTTAGTTGTCATTTTGTTAGAGTTTAATTGTGAATGATGATGCAAATTAAACAGTCTTTTTGATATTGCCAAATATTTGTCATAAAAAAAATATTTTGTCAAATTGTGCGGAATATGAAAACTTTCATTATCTTCGTCAAATGAAAGCAATCAATAAAAAACAAGAAAAGAACTGGATCACTATCAAAATTGATCCCACTCTTTACGAATCTCTGAAGAAATATTGTACCGACAAAGGTTTAAAAGTTGGTCATTTCGCAGGGAAGGCAATCGAAAAGGAAATTACGATTTTAAACATGCAAAACGCCTAACATGCTATATCTTTTTATCAGCTCCGTTTTAATCGTTTTTGTTTTTGCTTCTTATTTAATATTCAGGATTCGCATACATCGCAATGATTTAAGAAAGGCAAAGAGGCAATGGGATGATTCAGACAATATTTATTTATAACTTAAAAAACAAACCATGAACGAATTAATTAAAATAACCGAATTTGCTCCGGTTGAAAAAAGGATGCAGGAAGCGGGTTTTTCTATTGAGAAGGTAAAACAGGAAGTTTCCTTTGCCCTTCAGTTAATCAATAAGTCTGCACAACTTCAAAAATGCTCTAAAGAATCACTTCAGCAAGCAGTTTTAAACATTTCAAATATTGGGCTTTCACTTAACCCTGCGGCAAAAGAGGCGTATTTAATACCAAGATGGAACGGGGCTTTAAAGATAATGGAGGCGAGTTTAGAACCTGGATATGTCGGGCTTGTTAAACTCCTTACAGATGCGGGATCGGTTAAGTCAATGGTCTGCCAACTTGTTTACGATGGCGATACTTTTGAAATTGACTTAGCTAATAATATGCAGCCAGTAACTCACAAACCGGAACTTTCAAGGGCTAAGAAAGGGAATATCAAAGGAGCTTACGCTTTAGCTACGTTAATTGACAATACCCGCCAAGTTGAATTTATGGACGTTGAAGAAATTGATGGCATTAGAGGCCGTTCAGAGACCTATAAAGCCTACCTTGAAAACAAGATAAAATCCTGCACTTGGGTTTCAGACTACGGGGAAATGGCAAGGAAAACGGTTATAAAGAGAATTTACAAGTATTTGCCAAGAACCGAAAGGATGGATCAGATTGACGAGGCAATAAAACAGGATAACTCAGATTTTACGGCTTCCGATTCTCAGGTTTACTATATCGAAAATTTACTGAATAATTCAACCTTAGAAGAAAGGCAGAGGGCGCAAATAGAAATGGAACTTCCGGTTATGGGATCACAAAGGGCAAACGAAGTGATAAATATGCTTAAAATGAATCAGCAACTTTCAGATAAAGAAACATTAAAAAGGATTCAGTCATGATAATCCTTCCTGCACAACTTGACGGGCTTAGAACTTTAGCGGATAAAACCCTAAAGATAACTTTTGAAACTCAGGAGTTAAACCCGCAGGACCTTTTAGGTCTGATGGAAAATATGCACCAATTTGGCTACTTGGCTTTCAAAAAAGAACCATTCAAAGAAGATGAAAAAGAAATGCTCCAGGAGTTGAAATCAGATTTTGAATTTAAAGGAAAAACCAGTTCGCAAAGATTACGATCCGTACTCTATGTAATGTTTCAGAATAATAACGAGGGCTTTGATAGTTCGGTTAAACACTATGAGCATTGGATGGAAAGGATAATTACTCAAATGAAAACTAAATTACCCTGATGGCAAAAGTAAAATCATTAAAAGGGTTAAAGAAAAAAGCGATCACCGTTTTTAATAAGTGGATTCGTGTAAGGGACAAAAACAAAGGCTGTATTTCCTGCGGTGGTGGCGTTCACAATGCAGGACATTTTTATCATGGTCATATTTATTCAGCCCTTCAGTTTAATGAGGTCAATGTTCAGGGGCAATGCGTTCATTGTAACTTATCGAAAGCTGGGAATGAAAAAGGATTCAGACAAGGACTTATAAGACGTTACGGACAGGATAAAGTTGATCTGTTGGATTCAGCAGCAAGGCACAGAAAGGTTTGGACAGAAGTTGAATTAACTTTTATAATAAATCATTACAAATGCCAGGAGTTATCAAATTAATAAAATGGGCTATGACAGTAAAAAAAGTTCATTACTATTCTACTAAAGAATGGAAGTCAATAGTGGAAAGTTGGATAAAATTATATGGTGATAGCATTGATACTTATTTTATTCACATAGTTCCAGACAGGCAAACGGATAGATTTTTAGAAACCAAAAACAAATCAAAATGAAGCTAATACCACTTACACAGGGGCAGTTTGCGATGGTTGACGATGATGATTATGATGAATTATCAAAGTTTAAATGGCAAGTATATACAAGCAAAAGACATATCATGTATGCCATAAGAACTACTCCAGATGATAAAACTGTTTATATGCACAGGTCTATTTTGAAAATAACTGATCGTTATCTTTTTACAGATCATAGAGATCATAATGGATTGAATAACCAAAAAGATAATCTAAGAAAAGCTACAATGGCAGAAAATAATGCTAATAGAAGAAGGTTTAAAAAGGGTACATCAATTTATCGTGGCGTTTGGTTTGATTCTTATTATGGCGTTTACAAAGTGCAAATATCAGAGAATGGCAGGAAGGTACATTTAGGCCGGTTTAAAAATGAAATTGATGCGGCAAAAGCATATAATGAAGCGGCTATTAAATACCATAAAGAATTTGCATTTTTAAACGAAGTTTGATTCAAGAGGAAAACCCTGACCTTCGGGGAACGGTGAATGAGGCAAGGCAAAAGGAAGGGGAGGAAGTAAGAAAACAAATTAAAAATTAAATATATGAAACTTGATATATCTGGAGTTATCACCACAAATAACCCCGAAAAGATAAACCACAATTCATCAATCATGGTTTATACAAATAGGATTAGTGGAATACTTAGCCATAAGATGTGCATTGAAATAGTAAATGAGAAAGGCGAAGATATTAATGATTCTATTTGCATGGAGTTTAATAAAAATGAAGCGTTATATTTAATGAAGTTTCTATCAGCTTTTATTGCTGAAAAAGATATTGATATTAATGAAGAGGATTAAAAATGGCAACCTACTATGACCCTAATTGGTTTAATTACTGTGTTGCTTGCCGAAAACATAAGACTTGGTATAATTTTAAAGATTTGGCAAGAGGAAAAGAAGGGGTTTGTTTAAGATGTCAAGATAGACAAAGTAAAAATATTATAATATTAAAACTCGATAGACTGTTAACAATTGCTATGAAAAATAAAATGTCCGATTTGAGAAACCACCTCTTTGAAACGATTGAATCTTTAAGAGACAATTCAATTACTCCAGAAAAAGCAAAAGCGGTTTGTGAGGTTGCACAGGTGATAATAAATTCCGCAAAGGTTGAATTAGATTTTTTAAAGGTTATCGGTGGAAAGAAAAGTGATTTTTTACAAATAGAAGATAAAGAACTTACAAATGGAAAAGATTCTTAAACTCATAGTTTTTATCGCAATAATATTTGCTATCTTTTGTTCTTGCAGTAAAACAGAAATCAAAACCGAAGGCCAATGTTTAATTATTTCTTTGAAGTACACAACTCAAAAGGCATTTTTAAAAACCGATACTCTTTACAACGATTACCTTACCGGACATTGGTTCCAGGTGTTTGTTGAGAATAAGAAGATTTGGGATTTAGACACAGGTTTTAGGGTTTGTGATCGGGATTTATTTGAGAGAAGAATTTATATTATAAAATGAAAGTATTAATAGCTTGTGAAGAAAGCCAAGTAGTTTGTAAAGCCTTCAGAGAAAAAGGGCATGAGGCGTTTAGTTGTGATATACAAGACTGTTCCGGCGGTCATCCTGAGTGGCATATTAAAGACGATATTTTTAATGTTATTTATCAGGATTGGGATTTAAGAATAGGTTTCCCGCCATGCGATCATTTAGCTGTTTCAGGCGCAAGGTGGTTTGAAGAAAAAAGAAAGGACGGAAGGCAGCAAAAGGGAATTGAATTCTTTTTAAGGCTTGCAGAGGTTTGTAATGCGATTGAAAACCCAATAGGAATAATGAGTTCTTTATTCAGGAAACCGGATCAGATAATTCAGCCCTGGCAATTCGGTCATGGAGAAACGAAGGCAACTTGTCTTTGGTTGAAAGGATTGCCATTACTTAAAGCAACAAACGAAGTAACCGGGCGAGAAGGCAGGATTTGGCGAATGGCTCCTGGACCTAACAGATCAAAAGAACGATCAAAAACCTTTAGCGGAATTGCGGAAGCAATGAGTTTGCAATGGGGATAAAATAAATTTTGTTTACTAACTGTTCTTTTATAAATTAGCGTTGAATTTTAGCCGGGTGCATCGGTTGAGATGGAAACTCGTAATGGGCTTTAAGGCGTAGGGATGCACCCCCGAAACCTTAAAGCCTTTTTTAATTTAACTGCATGGCTGAAGGAAAAAATAAAATAATAGTCTATAAGGATTGGATTAAAAAATTTGAAGCCCTTAAAGATGTTGAGGCCGGTAAATTAATCAAACACTTCTTTCGTTATGTAAACGATCTAAACCCTGTGGCTCCTGACAGGATAACTGAGCTTTCGTTTATTGACATTGAACAAACACTTAAAAGGGATTTAAAGAAGTGGGAAAGTTTTGTTGAAAAACAATCTGAAAATGGTAAAAAAGGCGGCAGACCTGAAAACCCAAAAGAACCCAAAGAAAGCCAAATAACCCAAGCCTTAAATAATAAACCCAAAAAAGCCGTTATTGATAATGTTATTGTTATTGATAATGATACTAAAATACAGAATATAGATATAGACTTCGCTTTGGAACTTCCAGAAATGAAAATTAATAACGCAATCGAATATTTAAGCAGAACCAGAAAAACGGAAGCTGATCGTGACTTAGTGTTAACCCTATGGACTGCATTTAAAGAAAAGAATTTCACCGGCGAAAAATTTTACAAATCTGAGGCTAAAATATTTGGACACTTTTTTGAAACTTTAAAATTTGAAAAAATAAATGGACATCCAAAAACTCAAACAAGCAATAGACACAAGGGAGCCATGCAACTTGTCTCAAATCTCAAACAAAATTACACCGGAAGAAAAGAAGATTCTTGAACTTAAATATTCCGGCAAAAGGTTTGGACAAATGCAGCCCGTTGAAATATTAGAATCTGCTCAGCAAGTTCTTTTAAGGGTTCATGTAATTGCAGGATGGGTAATGCCAGCCGATGAACTTGTGGCAATCCTGGTTGATGAGTTCTCAAAAAAAATAGTAGAATCTTATCCAAATGTTACGGCTGAAGAAATTGCTTATGCTTTTAGATCGGAAGGTTATAAGGTTAAAGAATGGGGAAAGGCTTTAAACATTGGATTGATTGATGAAGTCATGGTCCCGTACTTGGAAAAAAGATTTGAATTAAGCAGGTTTGAAGAACAAAAAAAACAGATAGAATACAAACCTGACCTTGCACAAATAGAAAAAGAATATCAGGATTTTTTACAAACCGATTTAGGCAAACAATTAAATCCTAAAATATGACTAAAGAAATGTTTGAATGGATTACAGCATGGCAGCGTGAAAAGTTCACCAAAGCCACGTCAATGAGTGCCGCCAATCATCTAAATGAAGAAATTAAAGAATTGTTATGTGAACTTAACGACGGGCAAACCGGATTTTTTTCTGACAATCAAAAAGAGAAAATTAAAAAAGAGTATGCAGATTGTTTTCTGTTGCTATTCGGTTCTGCATCACTATTTGGGCTATCCTATGAAGATATTTGCAAAGCAATCAATGATAAAATGGAAATAAATAAAGCCCGTAAATGGGGCGAAGTTAATGAGCAAGGTTATGTAAAACATATTGATTAAAGGATACGCAAAGACAGATTTAATTTTTTCTGACATACTAAAAATAAGAAAATGAAATGCCAATAGACTACAAAGAATATCATCCTGAATGGAAAACAAAGATTCGTCCTGATATTTTAGAAAGGGATAATCATTGTTGTAAATTTTGCAAAGTGAAAAACCACAGTATAATTCACAGAACAGGCAAAGGGATGAATGATTGGTTTTACTGGCCGGAAGGAATGGAAAGCGAAGCATGGACTTTGGACGGGTTAAAAAGCACAAAAATTGTTTTAACTATTGCACATCTTGACCACGACAAAACTAATAACGATTATGAAAACCTTGCAGCCCTTTGTCAAAAATGCCACTTAGGAATAGATTTAAAACATCACATGAAAAACGCAAGAGAGACAAACGAAAAGAAGAAAAAACTTCAAAGATTATTCGATGAAAGCAATCAGAATATATAGCGCATGAATATAAGCGAATGGGTACATAAGAAGAACGACAACAATATTTCCGATGGGGAGTTTTTAAAAATATTAGATCAGGCTACTTTAAATTTCGGACAAGAATGTTTAATTACTTATTCAAAGTCGTACCAGGAAAACCCCAAAGCATTTATAAACTCGTTTATCAAATTCGATTCAGCAAAAATGGCTTGCCAGTATGTGATTAAATACGCAAGAAAGGAAGGCATTTTAAAAGAGTTGGAAGGGCAGAAAGATTTCACAGAATGGGTTAATAAACAAAGAATAGATGAAAAATGGAAACTCGTGCTTAGTGAATTATTATTGATAATTTGGGGCGCAACAAAAGACGAAAACCCAATTTAGGGCGAATTTCTTACCTTAGTGTTTCACGTGGAACAATCTGTGAAACAACTGTGAATAAAAAACCCCGTTTAGAAAACCTAAAACCCTTTAAAAAGGGACACGACGAAAGGCGAAACATGAAGGGTGCGCCAAAACTTCCAAACCTTGAAGAGTTAATGGCTGAAGTTTTAGATGAACAAAAAGACGGCAAAACGGCAGCGCAACAAATCTTAGCCAAACTGGTTGCAAAGGCAATTAAAGGAGACATAAGAGCCGCAGAAGTATTATTTGATCGTGGTTATGGCAGGGCAAAACAGGCTATTGATTTAAACGTTAAAGAAACGGACGTTGATTTTACTTTCTAATGAAGATAAAAACTCCCCAACTATCCGACTATCAGAAGCAAATGATAGACTCCCCTTTAAACACAATCACAGAAGCAGGGACTAAAATAGGCAAAACGGTTTCGCATATGTGGTGGTTATTCAGGGAAGCTCAACAACCCCATGTTCAGGTCGGTTGGAATTATTGGTGGGTTGCTCCAATCAATGAACAGGCTAAAATCGCTTTTAACCGTATTTGTGCTAAGATTAAGGGCAATCCGAACTACACGATTTACAATTCCTCACCGTACACGATAGTGACCCCTAAAGGCACTAAAATCGTTTTCAGGTCAGGTGACGATCCTGATTCACTTTACGGAGAGGATGTTTACGGGGTAGTTATTGACGAAGGATCAAGGATGAAGGAAGGTGCTTTTCATGCTATCCTTTCTACGACAACAGCGACAAACGGACGAATAAGGTGTATAGGAAACATGAGAGGGATTGATAATTGGTACTATCAGTTAGCAAGAAAGGTTCAGGACGGACTTTTGCCAACTTGGGAGCATTTTAAGTTCACGGCTGACGATGCGGTTAAAGCCGGAATACTCACACAAGAGAAAATTGATGAACAAAGGGCAATTTATCCGGAAGGGATATTTTTAGAGTTGTTCTTTTGCATACCATTCATCAATATGGGTAATAGGTTTGCTTTTTCTTTCAAGACAGATAAGCACGTTTCAGAAACAAAGTTCAATCCAGAATACCCGCTTTACCTTTCGTTTGACTTTAATCGTAACCCGATTTGTTGTGCAGTTTTTCAACACTACTCAGATAGGATATTTGGGATAGAATCTATCAAATTACCTAACTCAGATATTTACCGGCTTTGCGATACGATAAAAATGAAATATCCGAAAGCCCTTTTAATTGTCAATGGTGATGCAACAGGTCAAGCAAGTTCAGCACTCGTAAAAGATAATTTGAATTACTATAAAGTGATCAGGACACAATTAAACCTTAGTCCTAATCAAATAAAAATACCTACGGTTAATCCTGGCATTGCAGAAAATCAGGTCTTGGTAAACTCAATGCTTGAGCATTATCGCATAAGTTTAGACCCTACTAATTGTGCTCCTCTCATTCACGATCTTCAGTTTGTGGAAATGCTTCCTGATGGCTCAATTAAAAAGGGTGACAGGGAAGACCCGAACCAACAGGCAGACAGTTTGGATTGCTTCAGATATTACCTTAATGCAAATTTTAAATGGTTTCTTAAAACTTGGCAAGGAAATTAGTATATTTACTCTATGAATATTCATATCCACATACATCACCATAACAATGATGGTGAGGATATCCTAAAAATTTTAAAATTAATTAAAATGGAACAATCAGAATTAGCCGCACAATTAACAGCACTACAAACACAAACTGAAAAAGCCAAAGCCGAAATTCTTTCTAAGATCGCTGACCTTGAAGGAGCTTTAGACGCAGCCGATGACGTTACTCCTGAAGTTCAGGCAGCTTTCGATGCACTTAAAGCAAGTGTTCAGGGTGTTGACGATATTGTTGCTGACGCTCCAACTACTTAAAACTTTTTGTGGTTAATGGTTTTTTGAAACCGGATATTTCCATATTCGGTTTTTTGTATTATATTTAAATCTGATAAGAGAAGGGGTTAGAGCCTTCCCTACAGTCAACTTCTGATCCCTCCCTATTTCCATAGGGAGATTCTTTTTAGAGTAAAGCGGTTAGTTACCGTTTTCATAAACTTGGTTTGTTTTAATAGTAAAGTCGAATTGTTTCTACATTTCGGCTTTTTTGTTACCTTAGACAAATGACTGATGTAGCAATTATAAAAGAAGAAATTGAAAGAAGGATAAGAGAATATGAAAATACTGCTGAAGAATGTTTTCAGGAATTAGACAATGAAGAAAGAGGCAATGCTTATTTAGACAGGGCAGCGGAATTAAAATCACTACTTGAATACATCTACAACTTATGATTTGTTTCAATTTCGCTTCTCGCTCTCGACCTACCAAATTCTACGAATGCTTAGATAATATCCGTCAATTCATTTCAGATAAAGATTATTTTGTACTTGCTAAACTTGATAATAACGATAGGGAAATTGAAAGCTACAAAGCAAGATTAAACGATTACCCAGAAGTTATTCCCGTCTTTGGGATCAGTCAAAGTAAGATTCATGCAATCAATAGATGGTTAGAAGGCGTTAATTTTGACATTCTTTGTAATCATTCGGACGATATGTTTTTTATCAAGAAAGGATTCGACATGGTAATTAAAGAACATTGTACCGATGATACGTTTATACATTTCCCCGATGCCAAAACAACTTTATGCACTTATTCGATCATGGATAAGATTTATTTCAGTAGATTTAATTATGTTTACAACCCGGCTTATAGAAATCTTTGGTGTGATAATGAAGCTATGGAAGTTGCAAAGAGACTCGGAAGATATAAGTTTGTTGATGAGAAAATATTAGAACATAGGCATCCGGCGAACGGTTTCGGAAGGCCGGATATGCAGTACAGGAAAACAGAGGCAACTTATCACATAGACAAAAGGACTTTTGATATAAGGGAACGAAATAATTTTGGATTACCAATAAAACAAACCACATGATACAAGAAAGATTAGTTAAACAACTACAAACGCAACTTAATAAAATGGTTGCCGATTACGAAGCCTTAAAGATTGAAATTGCATCAAAGCAGCAAGAATCAAGTCAGAAAAAACAGGCCATTAATAAACTGAAACAACAAATAGATGAAGCCGATAAAAAAAAGGAAATCTATGTCTCCGAACACGCTTTAGTAAGATATTTTGAAAGGGTTAAAGGTTTCGATATTGAAGAAATAAAAAAGGAAATACTTTCTGATAGCATAAAACAAATGCTTTCTGTTCTTGGTGGAACGGGGCAATACCCAAATGAAAATGGTTACGGGGTTATTCTTGATAACTTTAGGGTTACTACAATTATTTAAAACATTTTTATGAAAATAATAATCTACATCATCGCACTAATTTTCTTTTGTTTCTCTTGCTATAAAGCAGTAGTACATGAAGATTTAATTGCTATTTTTTTCATGGTAGCGACAATCGCAATACTTAAATTAGGAGAGAATCGTCCGGCTTGATTTACAAACTCGCAATATTAATTTGTTCTTTGGAAGAAAGACAGGATAAACTTGCCCGACTGATAGAATCTATTCCTTCCCATCCTGATTTAATAATCATTCCAGAAGTGGATAACAGAGAAATAACCACAGGAGCAAAAAGGAACAAGTTATTACAAAGGGCTTTGGATATTGGGGCTGAATACGTTTCTTTTGTCGATGACGATGATAAATTAGATATTGAGTATGTTGCTGAAATGATGAAAGCTATCGAACAAAAGCCGGATGCAATAGGTTTTAAAGGATGGATCACTTTTGACGGTAAGAATAAAACAGAATGGAGAATTTCAGTAAGATACCCTTATGAAAAGCGGGGAAATGTTTATCTTAGGTATAATAATCATCTTTCCCCAATAAAGACAGAATTGGCTTTGCAAATTAAATATCCTGATATTACTTTTGGCGAGGACTATGATTATGCTAAGAGGTTAAAGGAAGCGGGACTTGTGCAGAAGGAAGTATTTGTAAATAAACATCTTTACCATTACGATTATATAACGAAGAAATGAAGCTGCAATTACCGAGTGTTACTTGTATGATAATTGACAGCGTAAACGCAAAAGGCGCAATAAATGTTTTAGAGCATTGTAAAAACCTTTGTGACTTCGGGGCGGTAAAACTTCTTACAGACATTGAAATAGATTACGAGCATAAAGTAACGATCCCTAAACTCAATTCTTTAGTTGCTTATTCTATTTTTATGCTGACGAAGTGTAAAGATTACTTTGATACTGACCATGTTTTAATCGTTCAAAGGGATGGCTTTATTTTAAATCCTGAATCCTGGAATCCGGCATGGTTAGAATACGATTACATTGCTCCCTTGTTTCAGCAAATGGACAGAGTGGGTTCGGGTGGATTCAGTTTAAGGAGTAAGAAAGTAATGGAAAGGCTTGCCGAAATTACTCCAGAGTGGGATTGGTCGCAAGGGCAAGCTGACACGATTCAGAAGATAATGGGGTATTATGAAGATGGCGTAATTAGCTTATCGGGGCAAGGATTTAATATTGCTCCATTGCACGAAGGGGCTAAATTTGCACAGGGGGGAAATGAGAATCTTGCCTACTATGTAGAAAAACCATTTGGTTTTCACAGAACTTCTCAGTACATTGACTTTAATACGGGACAGGTTAGTTCTTCTTATGAGAACTTTTTTCAGCAATACGAATTAGAAATCAAATGAAAATAGAAGTAAGGTATAAATCTCAGGGTAAAGTAAAAGGGAAAACCTATGTCTATACTACAAACAGTTTTTTTAAATTCATATCAATTTGGTGGGTTGCAAGACGGAGCAAGGCCGAAGCGGTATTAACTTATTTCTGATGATTTACTTAGAGAAAAACGATATTCATTGCACTCTCACGACATATATCTATTGTCATATGTGGATGCTTTGGTCATTTGAGCAGAGGGGTATCAATGATGTTTATATAAGTTGGCCTATTGGTAAATCGGTTAAATCTTACGAGGATAAAGATTGGTTTAATAATTGGGGTAATCAGTTTGAATGGTATTTTAATCAACCAAAAGGCTGTCACGATTATTGCACTAAAGCAGATGAAACTTATACTTGGGAACATTGGATCGATCCGGTTTCACCTTCTTTCATGTCACAACCACTATCAGTAATAAAAGACTATTATAAAAAAAACCTACACTTCAATGAAGAAACTAACAAAAGAGGTCAAGCCATTGTCGATAGATACAACATTGACTTCAGGAAAACTATTGGAATTACATGGCGAGGAACTGATATCTATCTTGATGGAAGGCCAAGAATCCCGATTGAAAGATATTTAAGATTCGTGGATGAGATTATGGAACGAAACCCAGACTTCAAAATTGCAGCAACTGCCGAAGAGGTTGGAATACTTGACCCGTTGCTTGCCCGATACCCCAATGCCTTTATTATAGAAGAATTTATTCAGGCTCCATTAAATTCAAAGAATAATCCAGAAAGGTTTTCTCCGGTTAGCGGTTACGAGAGGGGCTTGCAGCCTGTGTTAATGGTTTGGCTATTCAGTAAGTGTAAACATTACATTAAGAACAGAAGTTCAACAGGGGCGGTTGCAAGTTGGTTAAGCGATGGAAGGATAGTGAATATTGCACATGAAGAAACTTTATCTTATTTAAAAATGGACGATCAGGTAGAAATTGAAGGAATAAAATATCCGTTATGAAAGTAGTTAATTCAAGAGAAGAATATTTAAAACAACTATCATTAGAATCGGGGATAGGTTATTGCTCTTTTGCTGAATTGGGTGTATATCATGGTGACTTCTCGGAAATGATTTTAAAAACTATTAAACCGAGTTGGCTTTGCTTAGTTGATCCTTATAAGAACGGAGTAGAAAAATATAATAACGGTTTATCTACACAATATTCCACAGATGAAGATTACGATAAGCTGATTAAGAGATTTCCTAAAGAGATTTTAAAAGGTCAGATTTCGGTTTATAAAATGCCCTCATATAATGCCGTAAGTTGTTTCCCTGACTTGTACTTTGATTTCATTTACCACGATGCAAGCCATTTGAAAGAAGACGTGAAAAGGGATTTATGGGAATGGTTGCCTAAATTAAAACTTGACGGAGTAATGTGTGGCCATGATATGATTGAACACGAAGACTTCGGCGTAATTGATGCGGTTGAAGATTTCTGTAATCAGTTCGGATTTAAGATATTTCTATATAACAAAAACGGAGGCGATTACGCTTTAAAAAGAATATGAATAACTATTGCGTAATAACAACAATAAACAAACCAACAAAAGCAGTTGAGGCTTTATATGAGAAGTTCGGGGAAAGGCTGATTGTTGTATTGGATGAAAAAAGCCCAAAGGATTGGCATTACCAAAAAGCTAATTTTATATTGTCTTACGGGAACAGAAATGGATATGCGCCAATGAATCACTATGCTCGTAAGAACTTAGGATATTTAAGAGCTATATCTGAAAAAGCTGATTTAATCTATGATACAGACGATGACAACATACCAAATAAAGAATGGGGTTTAAGATTCAAAGAAACTAAAGCGAGTAAATCATTTGGCGAAGGTTGGTTTAATGCTTACGAGCCAATGACCCCGACAAAGATTTGGCCTCGGGGCTTCCCGTTGAATCATGTAAATAAGGGTAAAGAATTATTCGGGGCAAAAGAAGCTGTTGTTAGTTCTATTCAACAAGGGTTAGCAGATGGCGAGCCTGACGTGGATGCTATTTACCGAATGACGAACAATAAACCCAATGAGTTTAAATACGAACGGTCAATTTATTTGGATAAAAATACTTGGTGTCCGTTTAATTCTCAAAGTACTTGGTGGTTTCCCGATGCTTACCCGTTAATGTATCTTCCGGTTAATTGTTCATTCAGAATGACAGATATTTGGCGTTCATTTGTGGCGCAAAGGTGTTTGTGGGAAATCGGGCAAGGGGTAACGTTTCATTCACCGAGTGAAGTTTACCAAGAAAGGAACGAACATGATTTAATGAAAGACTTTAAAGATGAAGTTCCAGGTTATCTTTATAACGAAGAAATAGTTAGTATTTTAGGCAAGTTAACGTTAAGAGGAAGTATGGATATTATGATTAGGACTTGTTATGCCGCATTAATTAACGCTGATATACTGCCAATGGAGGAGGCTATATCATTAAACGCATGGTTAGATGACATTGCAAAAATTATACGATAAATACTACGATCCAAAAACCGGATGGCCGGATAAGGGGACACAGCATTCCTATATAGAAATATATGAAGAACTGCTTGCTCCTTATCGTAAAACAGCCTACAACATTTTAGAGATCGGTTTAATGTCCGGTGAAAGTTTAAGAATGTGGGATGAATATTTTAAAGGAGAAGTTTTTGGTATTGATTGTTCAATAAAACCCATTGATGGCAAAGCAGATTTAACGAAGGCTATTGAGGACGGGTTGTATATTTCAATAGGGGATGCTACAAATCCTGCTGACATCGAAAGGTATTATGAAGGATTAAAATTTGATGTGGTGTTGGATGACGGCAGTCACAATATCGAAGACCAAATAAAAACCCATTACATTTTAAAGGACTATATGGCCGAAGGATCAATTTATATCATTGAGGACATTCAGGATATTGATGCCAAGAAACATTTATTTTGGGAGGGTGAGATAATTGACCGGAGGCATATTAAAAATAGGTATGATGACGTACTTGTAATTTATAGAAAATGAACTATAGCCAATCAAACGAACAAGAAATTATTATTAATCTTTTCAAAGGGAAAAGAGACGGGACTTTTTTAGACATTGGCGCAAATGACGGGGTTACTTTATCAAATACGTTTGCTTTAGCCAATAACTACGGATGGACAGGACTTTTAGTTGAAGCAAGTCCGAAGGCTTACGAAAGGCTTTTAAAGAATTATGAGCTAATTGATCGGGATATAGATTTTCAAAATGTGGCGATTGGGAAAGAAGATGGTGTTTTGGAATTTTGGGAATCGGGGGAACTATTAGGGAAAGGAGATGTTGGCTTAGTTTCTTCGGGTGTTTTATTTGAATTAAACAGATGGAAGACATTAGATATGAAATTTGAAAAACTATCCGTTCCTATGACTTCTGTGGAAACAATGTTGGGAAGGTCAAGGCACAAAACATTCGACCTTTTGTCTTTGGACATTGAAGGAATGGAACTTGACGTTTTACCCCAGATAGATTTTAAAGCCTTAAAGATTCAAGTGGCGGTCATTGAGTTCAATGGTAAGGACGAACAGAAGTACCATGATATAATGTTCCCACAGGGCTTTAAATTGGTTTCAAAGAACATGGAGAATTTAATTTATACTATCTTTAAATAAAAAATTATGCACTCCGAAAAGCTAAACGCCAACGATAATAATTCAGCTTCGCTAATCAGAAACTCAGGCCACGAAGAGAAAGCAGAAGCACATGGTTTTTTTACTGTCAAATGTTTTGATAAAGACGGTAAACTAAAATGGGAAGACACTATTAACAATGTGGTTGCAACGGTTGGCAAGAATGCAGCACTTGATGCGTATTTAGCAGGATCGGCATATACGGTAACGGGGCCGTTTATGGGTTTAATAAGTTCAACAAGTTTCACAGCAGTAGCGGCAGCAGACACAATGAGTTCTCATGGTGGTTGGCTTGAAGCCGGTCTTGCTAACGCTCCAACATACACAGCCCCAAGAAAGACGGCAGCATGGTCGGCTGCTTCATCAGGTAGTAAGGCATTATCATCTGCATTATCTTTTGCGATTACAGGAACAGGAACTGTAAAGGGTTGTTTCCTGGTATTCGGATCGGGCGCAGTTAGCACGATAGACAACACTTCAGGAGTATTATATTCAGCCGGATTGTTTACAGGAGGAGATAAGGCGGTTGTGAGTACAGATACGCTTAACGTTTCTTATACAGCTAGTTTATAATATGGCAGATACCAAAATATCGGCTTTATCAGCAGCTTCGGCGGCAGCAGGGGCAAATGAACTTGCTATTAATGAAGCTGGCACTTCTAAAAAAATTACGGTAACACAATTGGTTACTTATCTGCAAACTCTAGGAATGCCAAGAGTTTTAAAGTTAACAGGTCAGCATTCTATTTCTTCAACAACGGCAACAAAAGTAACAGGGCTTGACATGGTTCTTGAAGACGCAACTTATGTTTATAAATATTCTTTACTCATTCAACAAGCAACAAGCACAGGTGATGCGCCTCAATTCGGTATAAACTTTTCAACCGGAACGGCAGCAGTAAAGGCACATGGGCTAAGGTTTTGGGATGCAACTGTTGCTGTAACTGCGGAAGTGCATATAATGGACAATATCGGTATAAAAGCAGCAGGGTTTGTTTCAGGGATGGTTTCAAACGCATATACAACAACAGCTCCAGATATGGGTACAACTATTGGAGTAGCGGCAACAGGGGCAAATATTTTTTGCCATATCGAGGGGATTATAGTTGTAACGGTTCAGGGTACATTAGAATTATGGAGAGGGGCAGAAGGCGCAAACGCATCAACAACAGAAATAGGATCATCATTAGTAGTAATAAGAACAGCATAATGTGGCAGATAGATATTTATTAGAAAGTAGTTCTACTGACGGGTATCTTTTAGAAGATGGCTCCGGTGTTCTTTTACTTCAATTTTCCACATTTACTTCAGCAATAACGGAGTCCGCAACAGCTACAGATAGTAGTAGTGTATCATTGGTAACTTTGTCAGCCATTACAGAAACTGTTTCATCAACTGAAAGCACATCTTCAACACAGGTAACTTTATCGGCAATAACAGAATCGGGTAGTGCAACTGAGTCTCAAAGCAATAATTTTGTGACCCTCCCGTCTATACAGGAAAGCGGGACGGCTACCGAATCTAATAACGCTTTATCTGTCTATGTTGCAGCAATAATTGAGGCGGCAAATGCTACCGAAAACGAAACATCTTCCCAACTTTTTATAAATAGTATTACAGAAATCGGCACAGCGACTGAATTAGCTAATTCAACACAGGATTTATTTCCAATAATATCAGAAACAGTAAGTAGTACAGAATCTTCATCGGTAACTCAGATATTACCTACTTCTCTTGCTGAAAGCGTAACGGCTACCGAAGTATCGGAATCGCTAAAAACTTTAGAAGCATTAATTTCTGAACAAGGCTCAGCGTCAGATTTAAACGATTCATCAGAAGAAGATATAGCCGGAATAACAGAATCAGCAGAGGCGTTAGATATTGTACAGGCGGTAGGTATATACGGGACTGGTATTATAGAAAGTGGTAACGCAACCGAAACAACAGATGCTGGCTCCGGTATGATTTTAACGGCAGACGTTGAAGAAATTGCGTTAGCAGAAGAAACCACAACCGGAACAAGTGTTTATATAGAACCAGTTGTTGTAGATTCAACTGTTTGGATTAAATTTGGTAAATTTTCAATTATGCCTTGTGATCCATGCGCTCCAAAATTCATAGTTAGCTGCTTAACTGATGAACCTACTGACGATTTTGAATTTAATATTTACGGTCTTGCAGACGGTGTTTATTATTGGCGAATAACGGAAGCAAGTACAGTTTTAACAAAAGCGTTCAGTCACGTCGAAGGGACGCCTCTTTCAATAGCAGTTTCAGATGTTCCTGATGGATTTTTTCAAACTAAGAGAACGTTCTTATTTGAGATACTTAAAACTGCCTCTTCTGAGAATCCTATTCCTTTTTTAATCGGTCAGTATGTGGAACAGCTAAGTATAGACATTGAGTGTAATATTTACCCAAGTCAAACAGTAGGAGAGGACACAACTCCATGATTCATTGCTGTGACCATACCGTTTTTCCTTTTTCAAATACGGCTATTATGGACATAGCTTATTCGGTAAATATGCAAAACAGGTTCGGGGTAGTTCCTCATGTGAAGGTTTATCACTTACAAGCGGGTGATTACATTGAGCCATTAATAGAGATTAAATTAGATGGTAATCCGACAACAAACATCCATATTGATAACGGTGGGGCGGCTACGGGCTATGTAAAAATATTCAGATGATTGAACTAAGTGTTTTAATTGCTTTTGCTGTTCTTTTTATAAACTCAACTACTTGGGAAGGAATGATATTTGAAGATGTGGCTAATTATCTTGATACTAAGTTGCCTGAGTGGGTAAGCAAACCTTTATACGGCTGTCCAATTTGCTCTTCATTTTGGTATGGATCGGTTTTTTATCTTATCTATCATGGTTTTGATAAGTGGTTGATAATAGTGGTTTTCGCTGCTGCAGGAATTAACGCATTTATTGTTAATTTGAATAAACACATTAAGGAGGCGGGAACAAGTGACGAATGAATGTAAAGGCATACATAAAACCCTTATAGATTTTGGGTTTAAGGATTTTGGATATTGTGCTTGTGCATCACGAATAAGAACGTATAAAAAAGGAAGATTTTCGATAAAGGTTTATGGGACGAAATGTTTTTTAAGACTGTTAGATAAAGAAAAAGTAATTAAAAATGGTGGAACGATTGAAGAACTTATTCAGAAGGCCGTTCAAGAATCTCAGGTTACAGGATAAACAGAAGATAATAAAGGCTTTTGTTTACCAGGGTAAGTCTTACTTTATGTTTGACGATATTTTTTCCATCCCTTCAATTAGAGGGCTTCAGGCATTGGATTATTACGAAGAATTTAACATGAGATGCACAAAGGATTATTTAGAAAAATGGACTGAATCTGCTGAAAAGATTTTAAGTGATAATAAGAAAATAAAACTGATTGACTTAGCGACTTTGGTTAAACACTTACAGGAGAGATTAAAAATGATTCCTGTTAGTGACCATATTTATAAAATAGCAAGTGTTATTTTTTTCGACCAAGATGAAAACCCGTATCACTTTGACAGGGAGTACAACAGAGAAAAGATTGAGAGATGGAAAAAAGACCCTAAAGTATTAAGTTTTTTTTTGCAGACTCCTCTGAGAGACTTGATACCTTACTTAGATTCTCAAGGAGCAAGTTTACAAACTTATTCGGGAATAGTAAAAGAGTTGAACACGATACATTTTCGAGAAGTTTTAAAACACTTATCGCCGAAAGTCACGACAATAGATATGTAGAAATGGTTTGGTTAAGTGGCGATGATCCTATGAAGATTGAACATTTGGAGCGAATGCCAATTATCGACTACTGGCATTTACTCAATAGAAAATATGCAGCTAATCAGAAAATGGCTGCTGAACTTCAAAAGTTGAAAAGTGGCAGAAATACTCGTTGAGTTCATTGCGGACTTCACCAAATTAGAATCGGGGGTTGATAAGTTAGTAAATGATGGCACTATCTCAAAAGAGATGGGGGCTTTGTTCAATGATGCCGGAAAGTCTTTAGACCAATTCTCCAATAAGTTTGCCAATCTTCCAAAGAATATTGCCGACCCCTTACAAAAGATTTTAAAACCCGCATTAGATCAGGCAAAGAAAAACATCAATGCACTTTCAACGTCTGGAATAAAGGATTTAGGGGAACTTAAAAAACGGGTAGAAGGAATTACAAATTCATTTACTCAGGGTTTCGGAGAAGGTGTAAAAACCGCTTTAGATGAAGCAGGTATTTCGATGGAAGAGTTTAATAAGGAGCTTAAAAAACTTGTCGAAACTGAAGGGACTGTAAAACAGGAATTAAGAGAAATCACGGAACAGCTTACCCAAATGAAGATTAGGGGTGAGGAGAATACCGTTCAATATCAGGAATTGGCAGCGAAGGCCGGACTTTACAGGGATGCTTTAGGTGATGTCCAAAAGGAGATTAATAAAACCGCTTCAGATACTCGTAAACTTGACACAGCTATTGAGTTCATTCAAGGAATTGCCGGAGCTTTTGCGGTAATGCAGGGAGTGATAGCTTTGGCAGGGGAAGAAAGTGAAGAGTTCCAAAAGACATTGCTAAAAGTAAATGCGGCAATGTCCATTCTCGCAGGACTTCAGCAATTACAAAACTTACTTCAGAAAGAATCGAATATAATCAGGGCGGTTTCGCTTGTTCAACAAAGGGCGGGTATTGTAGCTACTAATCTTGAAACGGCTGCCCAATCAAAGAACGTAGTAATTAAAGGGGCTGCAATAGTCACACAACGTATTTTAAACGCTGTCATGGCTGCCAATCCTGCCCTTATAGTTGTTGCGGCTTTAGGAGCTTTAGCGGCTGCGTTGGTCTTCTTTACGGGTAAGACAAGGGATGCTGCAGATGTTACCGCAGAACTAAACAGGGAGTTGGAAAAGTCGGCTGATTTCGCAAACGAAAGTTTAGATATAATAGATCGCAGGACTAAGATTGAAGTTGAAAAAGCAAAACAAAGGGGTGCGGCTGAAACCGAAGTTCAAAAAATAATCAGCGATGGTTTAAAAACTCAGTCAAAGGAATTGGAGTTTTTTGCTAACGAGGCTGCGGCTACTGCTAAAGGTTTAAGCACTACTGTTTTTACTCAAACAGAAGGGCAGTTAAATTTAACTTCCAGGTTGTTTAATTCAGTCGCTGCGGCTGCCGAGAATCTTAATAACATAAAAGATTTTAAAGTAACTCAGGCGTTTAAAGATTTAAGCAAATCAGCGAAAGAATCGGTTAATCAGTTGGAACTTGCTACGAGTTCAGCTTTGAAATTTCAGCAACAAATAGCCGAGTTTAATGATAAGGTTGAATTAACGGGGTTAGAAGCACAAACGGCTGCGGCTGAGAAGGCAAGAGAAGCTGCTAAGAAAGCTGCTGAAGAAGCAAAGAAACGTGCCGAAGATGCTGCCAAAGCACAAGCTGAATTAATTCAAAGAGGTTTTGAAGATCAGATTGCAAAAGAAAAATTAAAACTGCTTCAGGTCGAAAAGGGTGGGCAGGATGAATTGAAAGTAAGGCAAGGTATTTTAAAAGCGGAATTACAATTAGCTCTTAACAATGATAAACTAACTTTCAATCAAAGGAAACTTTTAATTCAGCAATTCTTTGCAGACCAAAAAGAGTTATCTAAACAGCTTCAGGAGAATAATAAAAAACAGGCTTTAGAAGATCAGGCTTCTTTAATATCTGCACAACTTGCTGCACTTAATTTATCTTTTGACGAAAGGGAAAGATTAACTGTTGAACAATTAGAAATTGAACGGCAAATTCAACTTTCTGCGGTTGTAAATAATAAGAGTAAAGAAAAAGAAATTAACGCAAAGTTTGATAAGGAAATAATTGAGCAAAGAAAATCAATTCGTCAGGCTGCTTTTGCTGAGGAATTGGCAGACTTACAAAGGAGTCAGTTTATTCGTAAGTCAGTTCTTCAAACAACAGCAGGAGATGAAACGGCGGATATTGACGAAAGAAAAAAGGCAGTTGCTGAACTTTCAAGAATTGAATTAGATGCGATAACTCGTAGAAGGTTATTTAATCAGTCTCAGTTAAAAGCAGGATTAATTGATTTGGAAGAGTATAATAAAAATGCTCAGGATATTTCTAATGACGAATACACAGTTAAAGCAGGACTTGAAAAACAATATACCGATATTGTTAAATCAGAGTCAGAAAAAAGACTTGACCATTTAAAAGAAGTTATTGGTTCTATTGCGGGTTTTGCAAATCAGGCTATTGAATCATTGAGAGGTTTTTTAGATACTATTGCAGCAAATGAGGATAATCGAATTGCAGCCCAAAAAGATAGCTTACAAAGGCTAAGGGAAAACGGAATTGTATCTCAAAAAGAGTACGAGGCAAGGTTAAAAGTTATTGATCGTTTGGATAGGCAGACCAAACAGAAACAAGCAGAACGTGAAAAGGCTATAGCTTTATTCGATGCTTTTGTTAAAGGTGCTGCGGCTATTGTAGAGGCTGCGCCTAACCCTTTCCTTATAGCTGCAACATCCGTTTTAGTTGCCGCACAAATAGCCGCTATTGCTTCCAGACAAATACCTAAATTCGGCAAGGGTACAAAATCAGCTCCTAAAGGATTCGCTGAAGTAGGTGAAACCGGAACGGAGTTGATTCAAATGAACGGTAAATATTTTGTAGCCGATCACCCACAAGTTATTTGGATGAAAGGAGGTGAAAGGGTTTACAATCCAAATGAGACGAAAGATATTTTAACTCCACAGGCAAACATGACGGTTATAAATAATACAAATGGTCATTCTAAAGATTTACAAATAGATTACGATAAGATGGCTAAAAAGTTCGGCGATGAAATAGCCAAGCATCCAAGAAGTCTAACAAACTTTGATGCAGAAGGGGTTTCTCATTTCTTAATTGAGGGGCTCAATAAATCCAAGTACCTAAACAACCGATTTAGATTTTGATTGATTGGAGTTTTATATTAAATCCCGATACTGATAATTTAGAGATCGACGAGCCAATAGGATGGGCTGATATTGCTTTTGAGATCATCAGGGATAAACGTTTTCACGGGGTTTCTATTGGTTACTCACTTTCTGAAATTAAATTAGTTGGGGCAGGTGCTATTTTTCTTAAAACACAATACGAATTAACCGGGACTGATACCGATGTTAAAATAAGGATTTCGGCTATATGCGATAACGAAGTACAGGACACAGAAGATTTTCAGTTAGACTTTAATCGGTACAAAGAAAAATGCGGTGATGAATGTTCTGTTTCCATAGGGATTGAAGATATTTCTTGTTTTACTTTATTCAATAACAATTTCGATAAGAAAGTTGACCTTTTAAGTGATGTTGCTTTTGACCAAGTAACCCCTTTGGCTGAATACGAAGGATTAGAAAAAGATGTTACTATTCCAGGTAAGGCTTTAAGATTTAGAAACCATGCAACGACTACACAAGTAACAGAAAACATTGCCGACCCTCCTTATTTCAATGACGGGGATGACATACAAAGCGATACGGCTATCCTTCCTGCCTTCCAAAATACGGTGGAATCTTCTTTGGGAACTTTTAATCCAAGCCCTATAATTGACGCTGTGGCGCATGACGATGCGTTAACTTATCCTCCTTATTTGGATTGGTCACCATTAGTAAATACGGCTAACCTTTTCGGAAATATTCATTGCGATATTAGTGATATAAATTTCAGCTTCAGGCTTAAAGGGAACCTTGACACGGTACTTCCTGCTACCTTCGGGATGTATATTAGGGTAGACAGGCTTCCTGCGGGCGGTGATGCAACCGTCCCGGGTGATTGGGTTAGAGAATACGAATTAAGCATAGTGAATGTTTTCGGTGGAACGATTGCAAGTTGGGACGAAGAACATACTATCCCGATGAGCATTGAAGAAGGTGATTTAATTTATTTATACTACGAGTTCGTTACTACTGATCATATTGATGATTTACTTTTTACAAATGACGCTGAATCTTATTTCACTTTAGAAGTTAAAACTCTTTGCGATCCTTCAGTTTCTAAAATGTTTCTTGTTCATGAAACGCTTTCAAGAATGGCAGAATCAAACACTAATAACTGCCTGACTTTAAAAAGCGAATATTTCGGACGAACGGATAGCGAACCGACTTCTTATCCTGTTAACGGCTGTGGGGGCTTTGAGGCCTTAACGTCAGGCTTATTTATAAGACGGGCAGAGAATCCAACTTTCTTTTTGAGCATGAAAGATGCGCTTACAGGGCTTCAGGCGATACATAATATCGGGTTTGGATTGGAAAGGGAAGGAACTGATGAACTTTTAAGGGTTGAAAAGGTTGACCATTTTTATCAGGACGTTCAGTTAATGGATTGCTCAGATTTGGACGTACAAACTAAATCAGTAGTTCCTGATGAAATACCCGGAATCATTTTAGGCGGGTACGAAAAATGGGAAGTCGAGAACGTGAACGGGTTAGATGAATTTAATTCTAAAAGAGAATACCGATTAACAATTAAAAACGCAAAAGGCACACTTGATTATAGATGCAAATTTATTGCCGGTGGCTACGCTATTGAGCTGACGAGGTTACAGTCGTTTGCAGATACCGGAGCCGCCGACACTAAATATGACAATGAAACTTTTATTCTTTGCCTCGAGCAGGACGTTTACGGATATACTTATCCTTATGTTTACGGCGGTTACAGGGTAGAACAAGGTGGAATAACTGATTCGGCGAATATGTTCGATCCAGATACTGTCATAAACTTTAGAATTTCTCCTATAAGGAACATGATGCGTTTAGCTAAGTTATTCATGGGTGCTTATAGAGATTACACAGGACTTGACAGTAAAATAATTTTAAGTTCAGGTGATGGGAATTTACTCGCTGAAGGTTGGTTAAGTTTAGATGATTGCACTCCCGAAAATCAGGCAATAAGTGAAAGCGATGAAATTAAGGAAGATATTTACGCAAGAGTTGAAGATGTTATACCAATAATACGTCCTGAAAGTATTATTTTTGAATATCCAATGAGCCTTTCCGACTTCAAACGGATAAAGGCTAATCCATACGGTTTTATTAATCATTGTGACGGTACTGGGTACATTTCAAAGATTATTTACAAACCGAATGACGGAAAAGCAAGTTTCGAACTGAGAAATAAATATGATTGACATTAGAAGTCCGAGGTTCTCATTTGTTCAGCTTGCTACGGCTGCTTATGGATACGTCCCTGAGACTTACGATACTTGTAATTTCCCTAACGTTCAATTTTGTTTACCTGTTTACGCTTATGACGATATAGCGTTTATGTTCATTTTACAAGGAACAGAGGAAGAAGCTGACGAGCTTTGTTTATTAGATAATCCGGTTGATAAAGTCAAGGTTGGTTTATTCAGAACCTGTGGAGAAGATTTTGACGTAGATTTTTCAGATGCTGCACTTTATGCTCAGAGAGTAAGAATTTCACCTACACAAGTTTTATACAAATGGCCTCACGGATTCCCTGGTTTTGATAGCGAGTATGGAATAGGAGAATGTTTTTATTTGGGTGTAATAGTTCAAATGAACGAAGCCCCTGTTAGTGCTTGTTCAAATTGTTTTCAAAGAATAGGAGAAGATTGTTATACTTCTCTTTTAGAATACGGATCAGAGCAAAATATTTTCGGATTTAATTACTGTGATGGTGGCGTAGAAGATGAAGAAGCAGAAATTTGCGCCGACCCTACTATAATTGAGTTCACAGATGCTTTGACTTTAAATATCCCTTATACAGTTTCAATGAGCGAGAAATACGGTCAGGTTCCTACCGTTGAGATTTGGATTTGGGACGGGTCACAGTATGTTAAACCATTTATTCAAGCCGGATTCGATGCTTACCCACCGACTGCTATCATAGCAGATTTGGGTGGCGCAGCAACCGGATTTATTAAAATATCGTAAAACTTAAAATTATGGGAGCAAGAAACGTTGATGAAGAAACAATAAGAAGGTGGATTTCAGAAAACGGGGGTTCTCCCGGAGGTTCATCATATTTGCCTTTAGACTTAACAGATGACGTAACTCAAATTACCAATACCGCAGATGCTTCATTAGAAGAATTGCTATCTATTACAGAAGGGTTTGTTGGTTTTAGAACAGGAGATTTTGATTCATCTCATTTAAACGGTGGTTGTTTTGAATCGAATAATAACGGATGGGAGTTATCTGTTTCCGATGCAATACATAGAAGCGATGGGGATAAATCTGCTATTTTAAGGGCTTGGATTTGGAGTCTTGTTAGTGAGGTAATAAGCAACACTTACGGAACGGCTGCTGATTTTCAACTAACCGCAGAAATAGACCCGAATACATTTTTAGGGGCATACGCTGGCAACCAAGGGGATTATGGCGCACAATCAATTAACATAGTTCAAAGTAATGTTCCACAATCAGAAATGAGTGCGTATGATTTAGTTAATCAGTCAGAGCTTCATGTTTTTGCAGATAAGGTTATAGCAACATTCGCAGAAAAGAACGGAGACCCTGATGCAACAGATATCCCAGATGGTTTTTATGGGGTTTATAAAAACACAAGCGGCGGTGCAATTAAACTATGGGTGAATGATGGTGGCAGTTTTAAATCGGTTGCACTTACATAATTATAAAAATAAAAATTACAAATGATGGGAACAAAAAATAAAATATGCTAAACAGAGTTCGTTTACCGTTCTACCTTTCGAAGCCGCAATATCCGGCAGAGGAAGATATTTATCTAAAGGGTAACGGGCGAAGAGTTGTTTTAAAGTCAATCGTGAGTAAAGTAATGGACGGGAGGACGGATTATATGCCTTACAAATTACACGAAAGACTAACGATTGCACTCAGGCATGACGAAGTAAATGTTGAAGGGGAAAATTTTGTTGGCTCAATAAGAATGTCGGGAGCTTATGATATTGCATGGCAGGAGTTTTTGGATTATCCTGTTGCTCCTGCTAACTTTAAAGCATTTGAAGAAGAATTTGTTGCACGTTCTAATAAGTGCGATATATGCGAACCTGCGGGTAATTTGACTTTAGAAAATGATTCATTTGAAGAAAATATTATCGAAGGAACAGAAAACGAAATTAACGTAGCCGAGAACGATGATATTTGTTGTGATAGCCCTGTTTTCTCTATTGAAAGTTTCGATACCGATTACATTGATACGATAGGTATTACTCAACTTGGAGTGGTTACATTAACGCTTAAAACTCCGTTAGATTCTGCGCCTGATAAATTACTGTTTACTTATAAGGTTGTTTGCGGAAATGGTCAAGAGGCTACGGCAGATGTTTACGGAACGGTAGAAGGAAGTAATACTCCTTTGTGCGAAGCTCCTTTAAGTGTGGGATTGAATGTTGTTGACCCTTCTGATAATCCTGCGGAAATTCATGCAGTCTGGATTGAGCCTTCAGGCGGTGCGCCTACGGACGGTTACTACTGGCAATTATTAAATGAAGCAGGTGACACGGTAATAAGTTTCGGCAGTACGACGGATTTATTTGTAAACATAAATTCTCTGGATTGCGATACTACTTATAGATTCAGAGTAAGATCGGTTTGTGATGATTCTTTAGGAGATTTCAGTTCATGGGTAGAAGATGAGGTAACAACAACGTGTGAAGAAACTAAAAATATTTTCTTAGTAAACGAAACAGGCGGGGCTGTTCAAGTTGATGTCGATGGGGTTAATTGGAATTTCGCAACCGGAGTGAATGGAAATATGGAAATTTTCCCTAACTCGGTTTGGAAAAATGAATCCGGTTCGACTTTGAAATTTAGATTCCTTCAATCAATGCCAAGTACTTTAATAACAGAACAAGTATTAGCAAACAATGCGACTTATGTTTTACCGGCTGATGTTTCACTTTATAATTACGTTAGAGTATCAATACCATGACAGGAATATTAATCATAGCAACCAAACACCCATATTATGGTAGAATGGCATATAACCTTGCTGCCTCTATTAAAGCTGCAAATAAAGAATGTCCTGTTTGTATTTTGCATTCAGGAAGAGGACTTGCTCACCTCTCAGAGTATCAGAAAGAAATATTCGATACGATTATTGAGATCAAAGAGAACGATATGGGGGTCGGAACTAAGCTCTTGGCAATTGACTATACTCCGTATGAAAATACATTAATGATAGATGCTGATAACCTTTGGTTTCAAAAAAGAAGTCCTGAACAACTTTTTAAAGAGTTGGAGGACGTAGATTTTTCAGCTATAAGTGAAGGATATATTGATTTCAGTACAGGTCACAATGAACTAAGAACGGATTACTTCATGTGGGCAAATATTGACGAACAGAAAAACGCTTATAATCTTACGGGTAAACTTTATCAATTCAGGTCTGAGGTAATGTGGTTCAAAAAAACCGAAAGGATAATTGAGATGTTTAACAAGGCTAAAGAGATTTTCCACGATCCCAAAATTGAGTTTATGAAATTCGGCGGGGTGATGCCGGATGAACTTCCTTTAAATATTGCTTGTTCTATTTATGGAATAGTTCCTCATTCGTATAAATGGCAACCATGTTTTTGGGACAGGATACACAAGAACGAATCTAAAAAGGATTCAGGTCTTTACGAGAAATTTTGGTTAATGAGTACGGGAGGAAATTCGGTAACGGCTTATTGTGTAAAATTATACAACAGGTTAGCGGGAGCTGCTTGTTATAAATTAGGGCTGCAATTTTTATTTACCTTACAGCCAAAAAAAAGAGTAATTGAAGAAAGAAAAATAATGTAAAATGCCTAAAATAATTTTTACTCCTGAAGAACTTGCTTACTACTTTGACCCTTCTTATAAGTCAGAGATAGGAGTTAAGTCTAAGGAATTTGAAACCGATTTCCGTATTCATGCGGACGGGATATTTCCCGATAAAATTATTTCTGAGGCAAGACCTAATGAGAGTGCAGAAGTATTTAAGTACAGGAAAACAATTTGGCAACCAAAAACAAAACCATCTTTTAATAAAGTATTTTCTTCACTTCAAAAAATCCGCAGGAGTTCTGATTGGTCAGTAAAATTCAATGAAACAAGTTTTAAAATTCCAGAAGGTGAAACCTTAGAAGATTACTTAACTGAATACTATCCTAAGTTTGAAAGTTTAGAGAAGTATATGTTTGACGTTTGGCTTCGTGAATACTTAATTGATCCAAATGCGGTTTGTGCAGTCTTTCCAGGTGAAGCAAAAGAAGAAACAGAATTTAAAGAACCGATTGCGGAAATATTTAATTCGTGTTTGGTGGTATTTTTTAAGTCAGAAGATTACGTTGTACTTAAAAATCCATTAGGAACAACTTTCAAAGACGAAAAAGGAAACGAACATTCAGGGGATTCGTTTTATATCTTAACAACTACTCAGTATTTAAAATACGATCAGATAAACGTCAAAAGAGATTTTAAATTAGTTTCTGAGATTGACCATGAAATAGGATACTTACCCGCTTGGAAATTGGGAGGAGTTTTAATTAAATCGTTAGATGGTGAACTTTTATACGAGAGTAAGATTGCGGGTATGCTTCCAGAGTTCGACGAAGCCGTAAGAGAGTATTCAGATTTACAAGCTGCGGTTATTATGAACATTTTTCCTGAACGGTGGGAAATGGCAACGGCTGAATGTAATACTTGTCACGGTACTGGAAAAATCACAAATCAAGGCGATCCTTCAGGCTTTAGTGCTTGTAATAACCCTAATTGTGTGGCAGGGTACGTTGTAAGCCCTTATTCTAAAGTCCTCGTTAAACCGGCTGATATTGGTCAACAGATGGCAATCCCTCCTGTGGGGTATGTGGAAAAACCTGTTGAAATCGTAGAGCTTCAGGACAAGAGGGTAGAGAAACATATTTACAATGCCCTCGCTGCTATAAATATGCAATTCCTTTCCGATGTTCCTTTAGTTGAATCAGGCTTAGCGAAGGGGGTTGACAGGGACGAGGCGAGTAATTTCGTTCACTCTGTTGCGGAAGATTTAGTTAATTCAATGGAACAAATTTCATACAATGTTTCTATTTTAAGATTTGGGGTTCAACACTCAGAAGCCGAGATTGAAGAAATGCAACCTGAGATAACTGTTCCTGAAAACTTCGATTTGTTTTCAATTAAGTTGGATGAGGAAGAACTTCAGAACGCAAAGACGAATAAATTGAATCCGGCTATTATAAATGAAATGGAAATTGAATACGCAAATAAGAAGTTTGCCGGTAAGCAAGAGATTCAACAAAAACTATCTGCGGTTTTAACACTTGATCCTTTGGCGAACGTTTCAGAAGATGATAAAGCAATGAGGCTTACTAATAACGGTATCACTCAGGAAGATTATATTCTTTCTTGTAATATAAATTCATTTGTCGAAAGGGCTATTTCTGAAAATAAGAACTTTTTGGTTTTAGATACTAAGCAACAAAAAGAAATTCTTTTGGTTTATGTTAAAGAAACAACCGAGGCAACTACAATGAAGGGTCAGCTTACAAAAGAAGAAGAGTTAGCAAATGCCGGATTATAACGAATTAATAAAAACTATTGACGATGCTATTAATGGCTTCAACGATTCTTTGCCTAAGATTCAAAAAGAAATCCTTGCTGATGTTTTAGACCAAATAAAAAAGTTTGATACAAGGGATAAAAGGATAACAAACACGGTCAAGAATATTAGGTTACTGAATACGATTAAAAACCGTTTAAAGAAAATTATCTTAACTGATTCTTACAAGCAAGAGGTAAAGGATTTTTTAAAGGTTTTCAATGATGTTTCCACTTTCCAGAACGCTTACTTCGCTGAAGCTGAAAAGTCTTTTAAACCTCCGACGATTGTAAAGGAAATAAAATCTCAAACTATTGACGACACTATTAACCGTTTAACCGAGGCGGGGATAGGGGTAAATGTTTCCGATAAGATCGCTGAACTATTAAAACAAAACGTTACAACAGGAGTTAAATATTCTGATTTAGCGGCTCAGTTAAGGGAGTATATTTTAACAACCGAAACGCCTGGGGTATTAGAACGATATGTTAAACAAATAGCCACAGATTCAGTTAATCAGTATTCGGCTCAGTACATGAACACTATTTCAGGTGATTTGGGTTATGAGTGGTTCATGTATCAGGGGAAGGATATTTTAACTACAAGGCCATGGTGCGACGCCATGACAGATAGAAAATTCTTTCATATATCAGAAGTGCCTGATTTATTAGCAGCAAAAGACCTTTATTATAGTTCAGAAGATGGATTAAAAAAAGTTACTATATATGAGAAAACGGGGCTTCCAAATGGAATGATACCGGACACAAATGCGGAAAACTTGTTTATTAGACGGGGAGGATATAATTGCGGTCACCAAATTTTTCCAGTTATTGAAAGGTTAGTTCCAAAAGATATTCAGGACAGAGTTAAGGCAACGGCGGCTTATAAAAGATGGAAAAATATTTGAATTATTAAAATTCCTTATATTTGGTAAAAAATATGTCACTTCTTTTATCTAAAAAGCATCTAAGGGTAGAAGTCCCACAAACGATTGACGGGATAAACTCACTTCTTGATGATAATAATAGACTTGTAACGAAAACCGTTTATCTCCCTTTTTCCGCAAAGAGAATGATTGAAAGCAATCAGGCAAAAAAGCCCAAACATTTACAGGCAAAAATTACAGTTGAACAAGGTGATTTAGTTGAAAAAACTGAGTTAAAAGAAACCGGACAATTTACACCCGAACAGATTGAGAAGTTAAAGGGGATGACAAAGAATAAAGGCGGCAGACCTAAGAAAGTTGAAGAAACCGAAAATAATTAGTTATGTGTTGCGGCAGACCTAAACCATCACGTCCACGACCTAAACCCAGATAAATGGCAAAAGTAAAACTTCATTCGTTTTTATTCTCTTTAGCAGAAAAAGCCGGAATCGATCCTAAAGATGCCGGACTTACTGAAATCCTTTCAAACGCTGCGTTAGATAATGTTGAGTTATCGAAAGATTTAGAGAGTTCAATAAACAAAAGTTTACTTTCTGTTGTGGATGCAAAAAATAATCATCCTGAAATAAAGACACACTACTTTGCTGAGATCATGGCGAATGTTGATAGGTCTTTGGATGATTTTTACCGTGAAGCAGGACTTGACCAAAAAGTAATTGATGAGGTTTCAAGGGAAAGAAGTTCTACAAAAAGAATTGCTCTTTTAGGAACTAAGTTAAAAGAGGTTATTGAAGGGGCAAGTAAGGCAACTAAAAAACCTTCCGATAATGAGGCTGCTTTGAATCAGCAAATAAATGATCTTAATGAAAAATTAAGGGTTGAAAAAGAAGGCCGAAAAGCTGACAACGATAAGGCTAAAGGTGAAATGAACACTTTCAAAACTGAACTTAATTTAAATAATAAAACAGGTTCAGTTAAAACGATATACGATGAATTGCCTTCAGATGTAAGGGCAATTTCAATAAGAAATATTTTAGAAAAAGAACTTCAAGATAGCAACGCATCCTTTATCCTTGATGAAAACGGTAGTTTGAAACTGCAAAAAAAGGACGGTTCAAATTACTTCGACGAAAATAATCGCCAATTAACTGTTGATGATTTCATCAATAAGACATTAGCGAAAAATAAAATCCTTAAACAATCTGCGCCTAACAGCGAACAACCGGGAGCAACTCCAAACAATGGACAACCGCCAATCATTCCGAGTAACGGGAAGTCAAAAATCAACATAGGTTCATTAATGGAAGAAAGTCTAAAAGGACTGGAAGCCGAACCTACTAAGATGATCTAACTTACTAATCTATTTTTTATATGGCTACAGGTTACTGCCCGGCGTTACTACGTCAGGTTACCGAAGTTGCTAATGGCAACTCTGCGGTAGGCAAAATTCATGTTGCAGGTTTTTTAAAGATGCTTTTTTGTTGTCAAAATTCAACCGTAAACCCAATCAATGATGGTTTCGGTGGTAATTCACACAGAAAAACTTTAACAGTCGCTTATCGTCAACGTCCTACTTTGGCTCACGTTCAGGACACAGATGATTGCGATATTAACCGGATTCCTGCGAAAGCGGAATGGACACTTCCAAACCTTCATCACAAACAAACAACTTTTTATCTGTCCGATTCTGAAATTCAGAAGTATTGCGATGAAGCTTCTCGTACGGTTATGGTAGGGCTTCCGGCTACTGCTATGATGCAAGAACATTATTCTCTTTTTATTGAACACGCAAACATCCTTTACAAAGCGATCAATCAGGAATTAGTTACAGAAATGTCAACCCAATTCGGAAAGAACGTTACGACTAATTCTTCTTTCGCAAAAGCGATCAATATTGCTCGTAATGGTGCGACAATTAATTTAACTGATGGCATCATTGAAATGATGAACGACCTCAGAGATAATGAGATTTGCGATGATCCTTGTATGGTAGGAGGCGGTTTGATGGCTTCTTACGATATGATCAGAATGGCACAGGGTCTTTCTCAGTCAGGTATTGATGCTTCACGCTTACCGATTCCTTCGTTTTGGTTTGACAAAGACACTCAGAACATTTGGGGTACAGATTCAGTTGGTGTTTTTGCTCCAGGTTCTGTTAAGTTCCTTTCATGGAATAAGTATTTGGGTGCTTTTGCGGGTGAAAAAGGCGGTTCAATTTTCTTTACTGCGCCTTTCCCTGTTAACGAGTTTACTGGTTGTGTGGATCAACTTCAATGTTTAAGAGACTTACGTTTGGATATTCAAATGAAATATATAGACTGTCCTACGGTGGTTGATGTAAACGGAGTTCCTACGACTGTAAACAGAGGATGGCAAGTTATACTTTCTAAAGAGTTTGCTCTTTGGGTTCAGCCAGCAACAACTAATGAGTATGCTGCGGGAGATGAACTTTATCAGACAAACGGAACACTTCTTTATGAGATTTCAAATAATTGTGAAGATTGTGTTGGAAATGAAAGTTCTTACGGAACAGGTTACTAACCTTCGATAATATACAGGGGTGTCGTGAAATGCGACATCCCTTATTTTAATTATGGAATGTTTAATTAACTACATTGGGATTCTCGATTGTGGCACTCCTCCTGAATCTGGACTTTACATTAATAATCTTCCGGGTTTAAATACTGAGATAATTGGGGCTATTGCAGACGGCGAGGAAATCACCCATAAGGGTGTTTGGTCAGATGTAAATAAGATTTCAGCACGAAGGTTTCAGACTGACATCATGGTTCAGTTGAGAAAAAACTACAATGTTAAAAGGGTAAAAGAAACCATTGAGTTTATACCTGAAGCAAGTACAAGCGAACCCGCTTCAGCAAACTACAGAGGTCTTTTACTTGGATTCGATTACCAATACTTTACGTTTCAGGCTTTCATTGTTTCTACGGTTTATTTATATTCTGAGACTGCGGGAAGTTCTACTTTAAAGGTTTTTAACAGGCAGAACGTTGAACTTTATTCAAAAGACGTTGAGGTTGTTCAGGGTTTAAATTCTTTCCAAATAAACCAAACCTTCGTTTCAGATCGTTTATTTGTCGGGTTTGATTTTACAAACATTGACGGGTTTAGCTCTGATATTTCAAGCAATGTGAGTTCGTGCTTTTGTCAGGTTTTAAACGAGGTCTTTTGCGATACTTGTAATCCTTCTTTTGGGGGAGCTACAAAATCAGGTGCTACAATAACCACTACTTCAACGAATGCTCACGGTGTGGGTATTTTAGGAAGTGCAGGGTGTGATTATTCTCAGATTGTTTGTAATCAGAAACAAATCTTTACAAGTGCATGGCTTTATCTTTTGGGAAATCAATTACTAATTCACTTGTTAAACGCTGACAGGTTAAATAAATACACTACGGCTGACGTAGCTAAGTACAATGAGTTAAAAGATTACTATCAGGTAATGTATGAGAAAAGCCTTGAAGAGGCGGTTTTAGGAATAGAACTTGATGCTATGGATGATTGTTGTATTGAATGCAGTCCTTTGGTTAAATCAGTTCAATGGCTACCGTAAACATAGACTACTCTCAGTTTAATGATGATTTGAGTAAAATCAAAGAAAAGCTATCTGATAAAGAAGCTTTTTTAAGACCAATGGCGGTTGAGTTATCGGGGATTATGAATGATAGGATTCATGAACAAGGCATAGCTTCTGATGGTTCTCAAATTGGAACTTATAGCGAAGGTTACATGAAAGTAAGAACGGGGAATTTTAAGAATAGTGAAAAGTTTGTAAGAGGAAAGAATAAGGGAAAACTGAAAGGGGCAGGATTTAAGACTAAGCAAAGAATAGCAACCCCTTTTGGTAAAAGTGCATTCACTACTCAGAATATTGAAGCCGATAAAGTTCCAAGAATAAGATATAATCTTGATAGCAGTACAAAAGTGATATTGGTATTGACAAGAAAACTTTCAAACTCATGGGCTGTATTTGCGACTGACAGAGGTTATGCAATCGGGTTTACTGATTCGGGAGCTACCGAAGGAGTTACAAGTCTTAAAAAAATTGAGTACGCTGAAGAAACTTATAAAAAAAGGATTCAGGATTTGACTAAGGAAGAAACACAGTATTACATTGAAAGATTAAACGAATTATCAACAGAAATAATTGGAAGGACTTAAAGACATAATTGCGATCATAAACGAAGACCTCAGAAATTCTTTTGTAAAAAACGGATTCGGGGCTTTGTCTTTATTTGGAATATCCGAAACTACGACAAGAGAAGATCAATCCTTTCCTGTTTTTTTCAAAACCAATCAAGGAACATGGGCGGGATTCGATGACAGAAAAGAGGTTATTCTTTATCATAAATTAGGATCAGTTCAAACAAGTCAGTCAAATACCGGCTATGGAAGGAGTTTGGGTGAAGTGATTAATAAATATTCCATGAACTTAGTTGTTTATTTTAAAAGTAACAAGGTGAAATCAGATGAAATGTTTGCTTTTATTCAAGCTGTCTTACCTGAGTCATTACAATTAGAAAATTCAAATTTTACTTATATTCGTACAAGCGTTATATCAGCTATTTTGAATACAATGCAGGTTTTTAACGGTGAGTACAAAGGAATAACATTCACCTTAAAACCTGAACAGAGCTTAATAAACATAAGCTACATTATCGAAAGCCGCTTTAAAAAAGGCTGCTTTAATTGTTGTTAAATTTCAAATTTAATCTATGTCTATTTATTATCCAGAAGGCTGCGATTCAACCGTTCCGGATCACATTTGCGATCCCTGCGAAACTCCAGAGCATGGGCGGGTTGGATCAGTCGCTTATATAAAAACCTCTTTTAATTTTGCCGACCAAACTGACCCAACAGAATGGCAAACAGGCATAAACTCAAGAGATATTATTGTTATTCCTGCTGTTTTCGGTTCGTTTGACGGAGGTTCTCCGGTTGAAGGTACGGGCTACGGAAGGCAGGCAACTCGTTTGACTGGCTACAATTTCTCGTTAACTTACAAAGACCCTAACTATAAAAGTAATTGTGAGTTTTATAACGGGTTAAAAAATTCAAGGAATTATAAGGTTGCATGGGTAACAGAAACGCAAACGCACATAAGCGATAATGCGGTTTCTGTAATTCCTAAACAACCCGTTACTGATGATGTTGCTTCAATAGTAGAATATGATGTTGAGGTAAAATTTGCGCAAGGCGATTTGGCTTGTCCATTTGATACACCTGCGGGTATCTTTGACCAATGTCTTTTAGTAACTGCGGCTTAAAATAAGGGACGGGAAACTGTCCCATTTTTTTATTATGAAAAGAATACTTTTTTTCATAGCGATTTTATTTTCGCTTAATGCCTTTTCTCAGTCTACTGTTTTACTGAGGGGAGATACGATTAAAGTTTATAAACAGGGCGGTGACGCTGTCTTGAAGGTAGAAGGGCATTTAATGCTTAAAGATTACAGACAAGGAAATTCAAACGACTCTGTTCTTACATGGGATGCCACGACAAAGAAAGTCAGAATGATGGATAGAAATAGTTTTGCGGGTGGCAGCACTCCAACACTTCAACAGGTAACAGGGGCTGATAGTATAACTAATCATAGAATACGAATAGATAATGTGGCAGGTGATCCGGTTATTTATTTACAGAATGCGGGATATGTTGGAACGATAGACGTACTTAATCCCGCCAATTCTGCCGGAGTTAGTGTTCAAGGGGCAACGGGCTCTGTCCAATTATCAAATGCAGCAGGATTTACTGGAAGAATTTCACCAACAGATTTAACCGCTAATCATTATTATGAATTAAGAAACACAGGAAACGGTAACGATACACTTGCAACACTATACGACGTTCGTGCAGGCGGCGGTGGAGGTGGTACAGGTTCTAATCTTTCATGGGATGCAGCAAATCACCAAGTAGATATTGACGGTGGAGGTACAAGCGCAACTATTCCTTATGCTACAACAGCAACAGATGGTTTGATAAGTTCATCAAGTCAAACAATAGATGGTGCTAAAACTTTTAATAATGGTATAGTAGCTCCTTCAATTAGTGATGCATCTGCATTATTTAATTTACATATTACAGCAGGGCAAGGGGATTTATCATTATCAAATGGTTCTGCTACAGATCATATAAGACCACAGGCATCTTCATCAGGAAGTAGTAATAGATTACCGAATACAGGGAATGTGGCAGACACACTTGCAACGTTATATGATATTCGGGCTGGTGGCGGTGGCGGCGGTTATACAAACCTCACCCAATTTGTAGCACAGAATAACTGGAAAATATTTCATAGCGATGGTAGTGGCGATGTACAGGAACTTTCATTAGGTGCTGCCGGTTCTCCATTTTATTCCGTAGGCACTTCTTCTACACCGGCATTCTTTGCAGGTGTTACTTACGCCACAAGCGGGACAAACGTAAAAATAACAACACAGAACACTACTGATGTAGGATTAGAAATAAAATTAGCATCTTCTCAAACAGCTAACGCTTTAAATATTTCATCGAGTAGTGGAACAGGCGATTTGGCAATTATTGACGCAGCAGGTGCATCAAGATTTACAAGTGAAATAATTGGTACGGCATCGGCAAGAAAAATAGAACTATTCGCTAACGGGGAGGCGTTGTTTACAAGCGATGCAACTGCTTCTATTTACGATCCCGATGCCTTTGATAATACAACTCAAATTTACGGCAGTGGCAATGCAAGGCTTCTTGTTTCTAGCGGAAGCGGATATGACCATAGTTTAGTAGCTGTCACTGGTAATTTATTTGGAGTTTATTCAGGATTTGTAGATGGAGGCGGAATAGGAATGGAAACTAATAACGCATTAAATTTAATTACAAACAAAGTTACACGGTTAACCATAACCTCAGCAGGGGCAATTACTGTTCCAGAACAAGCGGCTTCGGCAACTCCGGGTGCTAATAATGTAACCATCTATCCTAAATCAGACGGTCTTTGGTATGGCAAAGATGATGCAGGGGTAGAAACTAAATTGAGTAATGATGCGGGCGGTACTCCAACATTCCAACAAGTATTAACAGCAGGTAGCACGTTAAGCGGAAGCAATACAGTAAATATAAATACATCAGATTTTACATTTGACGGAACAACCGGAGGCCTTAGAGCTATAACTTCAAATTCAATTCCTATTACAGCAAGGTACAGCGCAGCTTCCACAAATACGATAGCTACTGTATTATCTGTACAAAGATTTACAAGCGGGTCTGCTGCTTCTGGAATAGGAAGCAGAATTGAATTTCCGACATCAAACTCTTCTGGGGTTGTTAACGGGACGGAAATAATTTCAAAACTTACTGCTGTAACAGCCACCGCCGAAACATCTCAAACTTTAATAACAGGAGTTTCTAAGGGTGTTATAGATACAACTATGGCATTAGGTGGTTATGTTACTTTAACTGAATCATCGGCTACAAAATTTACATCAACAACAATAGCATCAGGAAAAATTCAAGGCGGTTCAATATTGATTACGATTGAATCAAATGATGCAACAGATTACCAAAGCAGAACATTAAGATTTATTTGGAGTGCGGTTAATAAGGCCGGGACACTTACAATAACATTAAGCACACCTGAAGAAGTGGTTGCTTTATCTTCTGGAACGCTTACTTGTACGATCACGGCAGTAGATGCAGGAAGCGGAGTTTTAGATTTTAAGGCTAATGCGGTTAGTTCGTTAACACAAACAACATTAAGAGCAACTTATCAAACGTTTAAAAATTTCTAATAATGAAATATATATTCATATTAATAACAGGGCTTTTTTTATCAGCTATTATTTACGCTCAAAACATAGATACAGTTTATGTTCGTAATCTTCAATTAAAATACGAAGAATGGAGCTGGATCGCAGGTGGAATAAATCCACAAGGTTTAGATTCTGTTAATAAGAAACGATACAAAAAGTTGATAAAGTTTTTAGACAATGCTAATCCTGCTGGCTTTGCAACTAATGTTACTTATGATTCTTTACCAGGAAGATTTGCAATGTTCGCTTTTCAGGAATACTGGAGCCACCATGAAGCTAGAGACAATATGGGAACTGGTATAGATACTAAATTAAGGTTATACACTCCTTTATCAAGTTTCATTGCTGCGGCAGATGCGGCAAGGTTATCTTTATTTATAAACAGAAGAAATGCGGGGCGAGATGCCATAGAATAAAAACATTTAAAAATAAAATATATGGTAAAAGTAAAACCTCCGAAACCGCCTCATGGCACACCTCCGAACACTATTCCTGCTCCAGAAGGATTAATTGCTACTATTAAATCAGATGGCGTTCTTCTTCAATGGTACAGCGTTCCACTTGCAACAACTTACTGGATTTCCAGAAGTGACAGAGAAGCATTAGGTGAAAAAGCTATTGCAATCATTACACAAACAATTTTTACGGATCACTTTCCTGTTGCTGGAACTACTTATAAAGTTGCTGCAGTTGTTGGTGATACACTTGGAAACTTTTCAGCTTCTGTAACTCCTATATAATGTCAGATGCAGTATTAATAGTAGTTGTACCCTCAGCAATAACCACTATTGGGTTAATTGTTGTAGCTTACTTAAATACTAGGCAGAACAAAAAAATTTCAGAAAAGGTTGATGGATATCATAAAGAGGTGAATGGGAAAATGGGTGAGTTGTTAACGACAACAAAAGCACTAGGTAACGCAGAAGGAAAAGCACAAGAAAAAGCGAAAGGTAAAAAATAATGGGAGCGAAATTTGATGCACTTTTTAAGGCGTTTAAAGACAATCCTACTGCTGCAATTATGACGTTGCTAGTAATTGGCATTTCTGTTATGTTTACTATTAATCAAAGAACAAACGAAAATATTAAAGATGATTTGAAGAAGGCGAACAAAGATTGTGCAACGGCAAATTTTGTTCAGGGTGTTGAAATGAAACAATTGAGAAGTCAGAATGTTGAAACGTTTGGATTATTGAAAGAATTACAGGGACAATTTAAAATTTTGAAAGACTTAGGTAAAATACAATGAAAATAATTATACCGTTTTTGATTTTTTTAGCTTCCTGTGGTGCGAATAATTCTAACTCTACGAAAACTCATAAACCATCTACAGTCGATTCGCTTATTAAAACATCAGACAGCGTTAACGATGCTCTCAGGGATATGAAATCAGACATGGCGCAAGCTATAAGTTTCGCAAAGAAGATAGTTAGTTTAAAGAAAGAAAAGGATATGTATGAGCAGCCTGTTTTAGCAGATAAATATTCAGATGCTTACTATCTTCCTTCGGATGAGAAAGATAAAAAGATTCGTGAATTAACTGAACAGATATTACAATACGAAAGGGAAATATCAAGACTTAAAAAACGTATCGAAGCAGACAGTTTAATTAAGTTCGGAAAGGTAAAGCCGATGCCTGATTATATAGAATCTGACCCTCCAAAACCCGATGGAAAGAGTTTAATCGTTAACTTAGACAAGAGAATGAGGGGCGATGGTGATATTTCAGATAGCGCAGCAAGTGTTTATATAATCCCGTATAGTAAGAAGATTAAAAAATATATGCGGTATGACATATACTGCGCAGGGGTTGATCTATCGAATGCTAAACAGGCTTATTATTATGGAGGATTGTATTTTTTTAATGATGTTCCTCCTGGTGAATACTTGATAAAAGTTTGTGCTTATTATGGCAACTATAAAAAAATTAAAAGAGAAACCGATGGCTATCAAATGGTGACTATGCAAATGTCTCCACCTATTCAATAATTAAAAACAAATGTATGAGTACAACTACAACAACATCGAAACAATTCACTCTTAATCTTAATGACTTTTGGAAAGGCTTGATCATGGCAGTTGGTGGCGCAGTATTTCAGATCATAGTTGATACTATTAATTCAGGTACTTTGACTTTTGACTGGAACGCTATCTGGAAAACAGCGTTAGGTGCAGCAGTTGTTTATTTGGGTAAAAACTTTTTTACATCTTCAGCTATCGTTGTAAAAGATGTTCCAAAAGAAACAGTTGAAGCAGTTAAAGAGGGTGATGCAAAAGTTACTGTTACTAAGCAATGAAGAAATGGGCATTCATATTATGTTTTGGATTCTTAGCCTGTAATGTAGAGAACAGGCAAAAGATTAAAGCACAACTTTACCTTTTAAAACATCCTGAATTTTCTGCGGGTTATTGCGCTGAACAATTCTCTGATAAACCGGATTCGGTAATAGTAAAAACCGATACTGTAACTGAGATTCAGTTTATGGATTCGATAGTTTTTGATACGGATACTCTTTTCAGGGATTCATTAGGTTTTAAATACAGGACAATTACAAAGATCGTAACCAAAACTATCAGGAAAGATTCGATCATTTATCGGGAGAACAGAGCCGAACAGGAACGATTGCAATTAGCCTTACTTGAATGCCAAAAGACAACGGCTGCTTTAGTTCAAAAAAATACAGTCTTAGAACAAGATAGAAACGAATGGAAAGGGAAGGCAAGAAAAAGAGGCTGGATGTTTTTGGGTTTAATATTCTTGGTTGTAGGTGCTGTCGGAATGAGACTATATTTAAAAAGTAAATCAATTATAATATGAAAAAACTAGTCCCTATAATTATAGCCGTGTTTCTTGCCGGTTGTAATGGTCAGCCAAAAGATGACCGAGTGCCGAGAGAAGATACTACAGTTACGCCAATAGATACTACAATAATTGAAGACGGGATTTCGCCGGTAGCATCAAACGTTACCGCTAAAGCTAAACCACAAAAGAAAGAAAAAATAACTTGCTCATTCGGGTTTAAAAAACTGAACAACAGGAAACGACCAATTGAAGAAGCTCCAGGAGGGAAGAAAGGTAAGCCTGTTAAACCCGGAACCGAACCACCCCTTCCTCCTCAGCCTCCTACAATTTCAAACAATGTTATTTATATAAACTATTTCGGGAAAGATATTCCTCCTACCATGTGGAGCATAACGCCATTTACTGTTGGTGATGCTGGATTAGCACAGCCTGAAATCGACTACATAACAACAGCCGTAGCGGCACATTTCCCTGATTATAATATAAGGATCACACAAGACAAAGCTATTTTTGATGCTGCTCCTATTGGTCACAGAATCGAAGTAGTAGTTACCGAAGATTACCAATGGTACGGAAGTGCAGGAGGAGTTGCTTACTTAAATTCTTTCACTTGGTCGGATGGATCACCCGCTTTTGTTTTTAGCACTCTGTTAAGTTACAATTCACATTACATCGCTGAAGCTATTGCACATGAAGCGGGTCATACACTTGGTTTAAGACATCAGTCAGAATGCGTAAACGGTGTTAAAACTGTTGAATATTCTTACGGTAAAACAATGGGTAATAGCTATGGGTCATATCCACAAGGTGCTTGGGTTATAGGAGTAAATCCTTTTTGTGCAACACAGGATGACAATGCTTTATTAACAGCAGCAGTTGGGAGGAAATAATATGAAATCAGGAGATTGGGTTTTAATAATGTTAGCCTTTTGCGTTACCGCTTCAATACTGATTACGGTTGCAGGGATAGTATTTAAGGGTAAAGAGGCAAATGAACATTCTGTGGTGATAAGGACGGCTTTGATTGATCTTCTTAAAGTAATTGTCGGTGGTGTCATCGGCGCAATAAGTTCACATTTATGATAACAGAAAAAGCCTTTAACGATTCTGCTGCACTTTTAGGAGTAGAGCCAGCAGTCATAAAAGCGGTTGCAGAGGTAGAAAGCTCCGGTGATGGGTTTCTTTCTTCAGGACATCCTAAAATCCTTTTTGAGCCGCACGTCTTTTGGGCAGAACTAAAAAAGCGTAGAATTGACCCCAAAACGATCACAGGGGCTTCAGACATACTTTATGAGAAATGGACAACAGGAAAGTACGGTAAAACTTCAGCCCAGCCTGAACGCTTAAAACGGGCAATAGCGATAAACAAAGAAGCGGCTTTAAGTTCGGCAAGTTGGGGCAAGTTTCAAATAATGGGGTATAACTACGGACTTGCAGGATTTGCAGATGTTGATTCTTTTGTTGCAGCTATGCACATTGACGAGGATCAGCACCTTCATGCCTTTGTAAACTTCGTTAAGAATAAGAATTTAGTTCAATACCTGGTAACTAAAAACTGGCCTAAGTTTGCTGAAGGATTTAACGGATCTGGGTATAAGCAGAATAAGTATGATGAGAAACTGGCGGCTGCTTATAATAAGTTTTCCTGATCATGTGTTCCTCCTTTGGGGTTTTATAGATTGGATAAAATATTTAACGCTTCTTTTATTAAGATTAACGGATTGCCGTCAGGATGAAACCCGCCAACTTTGTTTACAAATCCTTTCAGCCTTTCATTCTCGGCTTTTAGTTCCTCTATTTGTTTTGATTGTTGAAATTTATCTGCGTCTGCATCAAGCAATATTTGGGCATTATAAGATTTTAATTCTACACACTCCTTCTCTTTCTCATTTAAGGATGATTGGAGGGAGGTGATTTTATCAAAAATTGCATCGTATAACGGTTGACATGGTTCGCCAATATCATTCCTGCTAAAAATAAGTTCCCGTACTTTATCGGTTTGTTCACGGTAAAATTCAACTTTCGTTTTATACAACGCCAATTCCTTCTCCAATTCTTCCCGCCCATCGGTTGCAAGTTGGCGCATTTCATCCCACATTACTATCTCTCCTGCCATGTAGATAGATTTTAAACGTGGCTCGTTTTCAGCAATAAGGTAATCTCTTACTTCTTTAGCGGCCTGTAATTGTTCTTCTGAAAAATTGTTTCTCTCTTTCGGTATAGTTGACATTGTTTTTATTTTTGGTTTGAGGTTAAAGAGATTTTAATAATTCTTCTTTACTGCTAAACATTTTTTCGATGTTGTTTGCGATTCTGTTTTGGTCAATGGTTATATTGTAAGATTCGTAACTTGATGTACTATCACTAAATGTTTTAATAGCATTTACTTTTCCCGTTTCGACTTTGTTGCTAAACAAAAACCAAACAATATCGCCAACATTATATTTCGTTTCTACCTTCATAATTTTTATTTTTTATCCCCCAAGGGTTTTGTTTAATTTGTTTGTCAGCTAAGCAGCCGTTTTTAATTTTCGTTTCCTTCTGTTATTGGATTGTTCTTTTGGAGTTGACCACTTACAATTACGCTTTGAATAGTTGCCATCATTTTTAATCCTGTCCAGAGACTTTCCTTCCGGTCTTTCGCCCATGTCAGCAAAGAAGTTCAAAAAGGATTTTAGCCATCTCTTACAAACAGAAATTCCCCTTGCTCCATAGTCTTTATACTTTGGGTCTTTAGGATTATAGCATCTTCTTTTCATGTGATCCCAAGAGTTCCATTCTCTTGACTTCCATTTACCGTGTGTTGTTTTTGGCATCTTTATTTTTTTTATTTACTTCCTACTGCTCAATAATTCCCCCCGTCTAAAGACGGAAGCGGTGATTAAGTGTTTTTTATAATAAATTCATTCCAATCTTTTTCAGACGCACACATCATTAAGGTTGGTATCATTTTAACGTCTCCTTTTTCGTACCAAACAGATGTTTCGCTGACTTTAAAAACAAAGCCAATACTTTCTAATTGACTTGCTCTTTCGTTTATTATTTGTTCTTCTGATGTCATGGTTAACATTTTTATTTTTTAAGACGGAAGCGGTTAGAGATTGTTAAGATTGTCTTCTATTTTGCGCTGCTCTTAATTTTTCCAGATACTCGTCGGCATTCGTTTCGTATGTTGCTAACAACCCCTTCAATCTTTCAACTTCCTTTTTCAACTCCTCACAGTCTCGGTCACCTGTGGGGGAGGGGGTTTGGGATTTATCCATTAGTTTATTAAACCGGCTATTGCATTGTTCAAATAACGACATCCAATAATTTATTTCTTTCAAAATATCATTTGGTAAAAGCAAATCAACGCCGATACAACCAATACAAGTAGTGTTTGCTTTATTATGCGCAGCGCCGTCATCTCCTATATGGTAAGCATATACAAATCGTTTTCTTATTTTGTCAAAGCATATTATTTTATTTGCCATAATTATTCTTTTATTAAAAGTAAGTGTGAATATTGTTTATACGATTATTATTTCTTCCTTACTCATTTACTTTCTGTTTTTGGTTTTGATAGATGGTGTATAGTTGCTCGGTTGTGTAGTGATAATCAAGTTGTATATTTTTGCCATCGCAATAGTCGTCATTGAAGCATTCCCAAATATTATTAAGAGCAAGCATTTTAAATCCATTGCCTACCCAATCCGCAAATCCAATAGCATCTGAAGAAGTAGCACAGGGTTCTATGGATTCTGATAGCCATTCAATTTTATCAAAGTCTTTTTTATAGATATAGTAATCTTCAAAAGCCCCGCAGCCATTCACCCAAAAAACTATTTCTCCTTCATTACTAATATCACAAAAATTTCCATTAACCTTATCGAACCCGTTTAGTCTAAAATGATAATTTGGGCTGTCTGATTCAGGCAATAGTTCACTTGCTTTCACCCATCTGCATCCCTGCCTATTGAGGGAGGCGTATTCGGTCATAGCTGCGATAACATCATCACGGTGATAGTAGCTATCTTCGCTCCATTTTGATTTGTGCTTTTTCAGCACATCCTCTGGCATTATTTCCTTCATTGCTTAATTATTTTCATTGTAATCTTTAATAAATTCTACTACTGCGTTATATGTAGCTTCAATTAAAGTGGCTGCGCTAAATAATGTATTGGCATTGAATCTTACCATGTAATTACCTTCGCTATCTCTCATACCAAAAGTTCTCGGATAAGCGCAATCCTCCCATTCATTAGCATCATCAGGCTTTATGCCGCCCCAATAATCAGGATAATGAATATTTGAAATCTTTTCTACCACAGGCATAAGCCAATCCCATGAGTAATGATAACGTGCCTCTTTGAAATTAACCTTTGTAACTGGATGCCCGAATGGATATTTTTCACCCTTTATTAGATAAAGTTCCATAAACTCTGCAATCAATTTATTTCCTTCAATAGTAGGTGTCATAGTCTTTTATTGTTTGTAGGTTTGGGTGAAATATTGGTTGCCATCTTGCTTTTCGGGTCTGCCTTCAACAGGTGTATCAATTTGCCCTTGACAATAAGCATCTACTATCTGGGTCTTTTCTTTTTCTAAAAGCGATTTGGCTACTTTTTTTACATCGGTAATTGCTGTATCAGCTTCACTATTATATGTGCCTTCAACTAATTCCATGCTTTCGATAAGAATTTGCATTGCTGTCTTAGTAGGTTTGTCTTGTGTCATATATTTAGTTTTAAAAAGGGGATCGGCCAAACCAAATCCCCTGCTACCAACTTAACAAGTTTCCTCTTGGTTTTCGTGGATCAGTCTCATTGTTGCTTTAAAGTCGAAATCTTTTAAAGCCTTGTTTAATGCTTGGAAAAATTCTTCTTCTGCGATATGCTCCCAAGAATCAATGGCAATTTTTATATTTCTTATATAATCTTCGGTTGCATCATTTTCTACTGAAACTCTTTTATTGGGGTACATGAAAATTGAAATAGTACATTCTTCAATAACGGCCATATACTTTGTGATGTTAGAAGAAACGATTTCTTTAAAGAAAGCCGGAGTTTCTAATTCAATAGATACTTCGGTTGGAACGCTTACGGTTGTTTTTAAATTTAGCATGGTTTGTTTATTTAAAGTTTAAGAAAAATTGATAATATTATAAAGGCCGAATTTTTCGATTTCTTTTTTAACATCCCAATTAACCTTACCCCATAAGTATTCGTTCTGAACAAAATAATCTATTTGCTCAAGTTTATTCCAGTCATAGGCGGTTATCTGTCCATCAGAGTAAAACACATGAATTGATTGCTCGTTATAGTTAACTGCAAATTTTGAAACTGTTGCCATAAAAAATGTTTTTGGTTTGTTTAAAAATTAGTTCCCCTACTTTCGATTTCGGGGAACGTAAACTATTTAAGAATTATTTTTTAATCTAAGTTTCATTTCGGCTAATACTTCTTTGTAACAATCAACCCCTTTCCATCTGTTCGGGTTGTACTTGATTGAATCTACAACCATTCCCTGATTAATTATTTTGCCCCATGTGCCGTTATTGTTAAAATCCTTTCCGGTTAAAGAGGGGTTATAATCTACCTGAAAATCTAACAGCATTTCAACTGTGTTAGTAATCTCGTTTGTTCTGATTGATAAGCGTGTCATTTTGTTTACGTTTTAGGATTCAAATATACAACCCTTTTTGATATTACCAAATAATTCTTTATAAATAATTATATAAATATTTGGCGGTTTGGATTAGGCAGATTACTTTAGCGTTATGAAACACGAATTAAAAACAGAGGTTAGCAATGAAGAAAAGCAAATAGTTCGTTTGCTTTTATCTGGTAAAAAAACAGAAGAAATTGCAAAGGTTGTTGGTATAAAGCCAGAAAACATTGCTACCAAACTAAGAGAAATCAGAATTAAATACGGCTGCAAAAATTCGGTAGAACTTGCCGGATATTTTTTAAGAGAAGGAATAATAAACTAAAACCTATGGCATACCTTTTTATCAGCTCCGTTTTAATCGTTTTTGTTTTTGCTTCTTATTTGATATTCAGAATAAGGATTCATAGAAACGATGTACGAAAGGCTAAGAGGCAATGGGATGATTCAGACAATATTTATTTATAAAACAAACCAATTTAAAATGAGCATTATCGCATCAAATTCAGCACAGCAACGGGAGCTTATTCCCGCCGGAAACTACATTGCCCGTTGTTATCAAATGATACACATCGGCACAGTACAAGAGTTAATAATGGGCGAAGTAAAAACCGTCAATAAGGTTCGGATCGGTTGGGAGCTTCCAGAAGAAAGAAGGGTTTTTAAAACCGAAAACGGGGAACAGCCTTTTGTAATTTCTAAGGAATTCACTTTATCAATGCACGAAAAAAGTAATCTGAGGAAAACTTTAGCTTCCTGGAGGGGAAAGGATTTTTCAGAGGATGAGGTAAAGAGCTTTGATATTACAAAACTTCTTGGTGTTCCTTGTATGCTTAACGTAATCCATAAACAGGGTAAAAGAGATCCGTCAAAAAGCTACGAAGAAATTGCAGGGGTTAGTCCACTTCCAAAATCGGTTAAATGTCCAAAGCAGGAAAATGCAATGTTAGTTCTGGATTATACAAACTTCGATTATGATGTTTATAATAAACTTCCTGACTTCATTAAGGACAAAATAAAGGGAAGTGATGAGTATAAGAAATTGCAGAACCCTGAATCAATGAGTATTGATAATTCACATGAAACTGAGGCAACAGACGATTTGCCATTTTAACCATGAACGATTTAACAACTACTTCAATACTTGCCTTATTTGAAACAAATAAAGAGCAAAGACAATCCTTCGCTTTGGACATGGTTTCTAAGATCGAACAGGGCGAAGTTGATCCGCTTAAAATTCATCTTCAGGTTAAGGCAATGGAAGATATTATAAAACTCCTTAACGACAATACTATTTACAAGAAAGCGATTTTGGATGCCGCTGAAAAACATGGTAAGAAGTTTGAGTTTATGAATGCGGAAATAGCTATTAAAGAAGTTGGGGTTAAATATAACTTTGAGCAATGCTGCGATCACGAATGGTATTTATTAAACCAACAATCTGATTCATTATCTGCGCAACGAAAAGAAAGGGAAACTTTTTTAAAGACAGTTCCATCGAAAGGAATTGACATTGTAAGTAAAGAGACTGGCGAAATGGTTACAATTTACCCTCCTTCAAAATCTTCCACAACTTCAATCGCTGTAACACTTAAATAATGTTCAAAGCAACTAACATACAATCCCCTGAAGATTTGAATCGAATAGCAACCGATTTACAGGCTTACCTGGAGGCCCAATTTAACGCTGATGTTCCGGCTGCTTGTGTTCAAAGGTCTGAAGAATTAGCCGGATATATGGCTCAGACAGGAAAAATGCTTGCTGATGCAAAATGGCACTATAACAACCTTTTGAATAGTGAGATTATTAAGGCTTTGAAGGATCAGGATAAAATGACGGCAAGTACTTTGAATAATTACATTAAAGGAATGTGTAAGGATTATCAGTATTTAGTGGACTGGATAGATAGGATCAATGCAACTTGCACTCATCAAATTGACCTTATTAGATCGTTAATTTCTAAGCATAAAGAAGAATTAAAGTTATCAGGATGGCAAAAGTAATACCATTACCAAAGCTCTTAAAAAAGGCTCAGATAGTTTTCAATAGGTTTATAAGGCTTAGGGATCAATCAAAGGGCTGCATTAGTTGCGGGGCAGAAGTGACGGAAGCTGGTCATTACTATTCACAAGGCCATCACTCTGCCCTTCGTTTTTCAGAGATCAATACGAATGGACAATGCCCCAGATGCAACAGGTGGCTACATGGGAACTTAATTAATTATCGAAACGGATTATTAAGCAGATACGGAAAACAAGAATTAGACTTGTTGGATTCGGTAGGCACAAGGCCAAAAGCTAAGAAATGGGAACGTCACGAACTTGAATTTATAATAAATCATTACCAATGCCAGGAACAATAAAACTTTTACTTCCAAACGGAACAAAAGAAAAAGAGGTTCATTATTATTCAACTAAAGAATGGAAGTCTTTAATAAATACTTGGATTGAATTGTACGGGGCAAGGATTGAGAATTATTTTATTCATATAGTTCCAGATCGTGAAGGAAACAAACATTTGAAAAACCAAAAATATAAACTACAATGAAAGAAATAATAGTTTAGTCTAAAAAATATGGTACTAAAATAGTTCTTTTAGATGACGAAGACTTTGCATTGGTTTCTAATTATACGTGGTGTGTTATAAACGGGAGATGTACATTCTATTCACAAACCAAAATAAAAGATAAGACGGTATTAATGCACAGGCTAATATTGGGACTAAATGACCCTAAAATACCTTGTGATCATCGTGACCATAATGGGTTAAACAATCAAAGGAATAATTTAAGGATTTGTACTCACGCTCAAAATTTATGCAATAGAAGTCCAAATAAAAACGGTACATCTAAATATCTTGGTGTTAGTTGGGATAAGGAACATAGAAAATGGAAGGTTTTAATACATAACAAATTTCTCGGAAGATTTAATTTAGAAACAGATGCGGCTAAAGCGTATAATAAAGCGGCAAAAGAAATACACGGCGACTTTGCAAACTTAAATCCAATACCGTTTAATTAGAAAACCCAGAGCTTAGGGGAACGGTGAATGAGGCAAGGCAAAAGGAAGGGGAGGAAGTTAGAAGGGAGATTTAAAATGTGGATAACTTATTTTGATAAATGTTTGCAGGTATCAAAGTAAATGGTTAGCTTTGGTAAAAATTAACCAAAATGAAAATCACAATCAATTTAACACCGAATGAAGTTGCCGCTTTAAAGGCATACTTAAAAGAAGTTAGCCATGATATTAATCCTAAGATCACTAAAAAAGATATTGAAGAAGAAATAAAGGGGGCTGTTTCTGGTCACTTACAAGCCGGTTCGTTAGGCGATTATTACCAACAATTTAATAATTAATATTATGCCAAAAAATAAAGAAACTATTTTGCATTGGAAAGCAGACACAAAGGCTCTGTTTGAAGAGATAATTAGTTGTGGTGGTAGTATGTGGATTATGCAGCAACCATTAAAGATATTACATTCAATTATGTTAGAAGCTGCTCATCATGCGATGGAAATACAAGACGAAAAAATGATTGCTATAATGGCAAGGCTTGGTCTTTACGAAGCCTGTAATCCTAAACACAAAGACCACAAAAAAATACTATCACTTATAAACAAATTTTATTGAATGACAAAACAAGAAACAAGGGGCGGCAAACGTGAAGGATCAGGCCGCCCCAAATCTGCCCCAACTAAAACACTTTCATACCGAGTTCCTTTGAAACTTGCCGCTAAGATTGATAAAGAAATCAGAAAAATAATTACCAACATGAAAGCATTAATATTTTTATTCCTGATGTGTTGTATCGCTTCCCTTTGTTCCTGTTCAAAATCATGGGAAGACATTGAGATCATGCCAGCAGCTAAGAAAGTTTTTATACTAAGTAAACGGTTTACAAACCCGCCTTCTTTGAACCAGGACAAGACATGGAAGCCTTACAAGATCATTACGGAAGAAATTAAAGGGGTAGATTGGCAGGGGTATTATGGAGTAAAGGCAGACACTTTAATTTCGACTTGTTCAATAGACAAAAGGGATTCATTATTTAAGATCGAAATAAGAACTTTTGAAATAAGATGAGGGTTTGTGATCGGGATTTATTTGAGAGAAGAATTTATATTGTAAAATGAAACACGGATCACTATTTTCTGGGATTGGAGGCTTTGACCTTGCTGCTGAGTGGATGGGTTGGGAAAATATGTTTCATTGTGAATGGAATCCTTTCGGACAAAAAGTTTTAAATTACTATTGGCCTAATGCAAAAAGTTATGGAGATATTACCAAAACAGATTTTACAGAATGGAGAGGAAAAGTTGACATTGTTTCCGGTGGATTTCCTTGTCAACCATACTCACAGGCGGGGAAACGAAAAGGAAAGGAAGATGACAGACACCTCTGGCCTTCGATGCTTAGAGCAATTAAAGAAATTCAACCAGGTTGGATCGTTGGCGAAAACGTTTCTGGCTTGCTTAATTGGTCAGGGGGATTGGTACTCGATGAGATCAAGGCTGATTTTGGAGCTGCGGGGTTTGAGGTCTTCCCACCACTTGTACTGCCAGCTTGCGCCGTCAACGCTCCCCACAGAAGAGATAGGGTTTGGATTGTTGCCCACTCCACAAGCATCAGAAATAAAAGATGTGGGGACGAATATGGAAAATCTACGGAAGTTGCCACCGAAGGAAAGACTAAGCCGAATATTGGCACATGGCTTAATGCCAACACCTACGGCATCAGACAAACCAACGAATATAAATCCAACTCAGTTGAAGGATACGGTAAGCGGTTTTGTAACGAATGCCATGTACCCGACTCCAACGGTAATGGATCACATGATGATAAAAACGGGGAGGAAGGATTCAAACTTGGAGCAAGGCGGGAGGCACTCAGTAACATTAATGGGAATGGCAGCGAAGGGTTATTTGCCAACTCCAAATGCTTCGGACAACAGGGACAGAGGCGGCCCAGCGAATTCATCGGTACAAAGGAGAATGGAAATAGGAAAGCAAGTTGGTCTTACGATGATGGTAGATGGCCGACTGTCTCCCCACTTTGTGCTGGAAATGATGGGCTATCCACCAAATTGGACGGAATTGCCTTTTCAAAATGGGCAACCGAATCAATCAAAGGAGCAGGAAACGCAATAGTTCCCCAAGTAGCTTATGAGATTTTTAAAGCAATAGAGGCAATGGAAAAATAAATTTTGTTTACTGGCTCTTTGTTTTTATATTAGCGTACTTATTTTTAGTACGGATTTTGCAGATGAAGAGTGAATCATTCGCAAAATCTTATTTCAAGATTAAATAGTCGGTAAAGGTTTCACTCCCTGAGCCGGCTTTTTTATTTAATGGAAGGGAAAAAATCTTTCGTTCTTTATTCTGACATAATTCATACCGTCAAGAAACTACCTAATAACAAGGCGGGAGAACTGTTTAAATTAATCCTTTCCTATGTAAATGATGAAAACCCCACTACAAAAGATTTAGCCGTTGATCTTGCATTTGAGCCAATTAAACAGCAGCTTAAAAGGGATTTAAAGAAATGGGATGATGAGAAAAAGCAAAGGAGTGAAGCCGGAAAAAAGGGTATGGAAAGTAGGTGGCATAACAAAAGTATAACAGAAGATAACGGTGTTAAAAGTGTTATAACGAAAATAACTGATAATGTAATTGTTAATGTAAATGAGAATGTAAGTACAATACAGAATATAGATATAGATCACAACTTGGAACTTCCGGAAATGAAAATTAATAATGCAATCGAATATTTAAGCAGAACAAGAAAAACGGAAGCTGACCGTGACTTAGTATTAACCCTATGGACTGCATTTAAAGAAAAGAATTTCACCGGCGAAAAATTTTACAAATCAGAAGCTAAAATATTCGGACACTTTTTTGAAACTTTAAAATTTGAAAAAATAAATGGACATCCAATTACTTCAACAAAGCTTGGAACCAGCGAAGCAAGAAATAACGCAGTCACTAAGTGGTGATGAAAAAAGATTCTTGTATTTTGTTGAACAGAAGAAAATAAAAGACAGGCCTGAAATTGATCTAAGGAACGCTTTAAAGTGGGCAATGGTAAAGGTTGGACTAAGGGGAGCAAATTTTCCTAAAGGCCTTGACAAGTCTGTATTGCTTACACACATCTTTGAAAATTACGGCAATCATACTCCTGATGAAGTTAGGCTGGCTTTTGATTTAGCAGTTACCGGAAAACTTTCTTTAGATGCAAATGAGGTAAATTGCTATGAGAGTTTTTCTTGTTTATACTTTTCTAAAATTATGAACGCTTATAGGGTTTGGGCTAACCAAGTTTATGAGCAACATAAAAAAACAGAGCAGCCGCAGATAGAATACAAACCCGACATTGCACAAATCGAAAAAGAATATCAGGAGTTTTTACAAACAGATTTAGGAAAGAAACTTAATCCAAAGATTTAATTTTTTCTGACATACTAAAAATGAGAAAATGAGCGGAATGATAAAAATGACTTGCGAGGGATGCCAAAAGGTTTACGACCTTAAAAAAACAAATGAAATTCCTTCTAATGTTTTCTTCATGCGTTGTAATTGGTGTCCTTGCTGTGAAGATAAAGCAGAAGGATATTGGGAAGAATGGTGGGACGAAAATGAAAACGACCCAAACAAACCACAACCAATTCCTGTTGGTGATAATCAATTAGTGATGCCATTTATATTTGATGAATTAGAAATAAAAGAACTCCAACTTTTAAATGAAAGCAATCAGAATATATAGCGGTGAAGGGATTTATTCACCTGAAGCCTTAATTGAACTTGCTTCTCCAATGATCAAGCAAGCCAAAGAAGATCGGCAATATCTTTTCACGTGGAACACTCCCAAATGGTATTTAAGCGAAGTTTACGGCTATTTAAAACACAACAAGGATTTACCCGAATTGAGTCGGCAAAGAAAACTGGATCTTTGGAATGAGGCAAAAAAGGATAAATTACTTTACTTATCTTTATATCTCATTGAAGTAATATGAGTGGAAGGCCTATAAAATATTCAGAAGCATACATTAAGAAAACTAAGGAATATATTGATTTATGCGAAGATGAATTAGTACAAGTTGTCTCAGGGGAATCAGAAAAATTTACAGCGTTCAAAGAAAAGGTAAGGGTTAAGATTCCAACTATTGAAGGATTAAGTCTTTATCTAAAAATTCACAAGGACACAATTTATGATTGGGAGAAAAAATATAAGCCATTTTCCGACGTTATTAACATATTACGAGCAAAACAGGTTGATAATCTGATTAATAAAGGTCTTTCTGGTGACTACAATCCTATAATTGCAAAAGTGCTTCTATCTAAACAAGGCTATTCGGAAAAGACTGAAACGAATATCACTACTCAGGACGTTGATTTTACTTTCTAATGAAGATAAAAACCCCACAGCTTTCAGACTATCAGAAGCAAATGATAGATAGTCCCAAAAACACAATCACAGAAGCAGGGACTAAAATAGGCAAGACGGTTTCGCATATGTGGTGGTTATTCAGGGAAGCTCAACAACCCCATGTCCAGGTGGGTTGGAATTATTGGTGGGTAGCTCCGATCAACGAACAGGCTAAAATCGCTTTTAACCGAATTTGCGCTAAGATTAAGGGCAATCCGAACTACACGATTTACAATTCATCTCCTTACACGATAGTGACTCCAAAAGGTACTAAAATCGTTTTCAGGAGTGGTGACGATCCTGATTCACTTTATGGAGAGGATGTTTACGGAGTTGTGATCGACGAAGGGTCAAGGATGAAAGAAGGGGCTTTTCATGCAATACTTTCCACAACAACAGCAACAAATGGACGGATCAGATGTATAGGAAACATGAGGGGGATTGACAATTGGTACTATCAGCTTGCGAGAAAGGTTCAGGATGGACTTTTACCAACTTGGGAGCATTTTAAGTTCACGGCTGACGATGCGGTTAAAGCCGGAATATTGACACAAGAGAAAATTGACGAACAAAGGGCAATTTATCCAGAGGGAATATTTTTAGAGTTGTTCTATTGCATTCCGTGGATTAACCTTGCCAATAAATTCGCTTTCAGTTTTAATACAGCAAAGCACGTTGGTAAAACCGAATTTAATCCTGATTATCCTTTATACATTAGCTTTGATTTTAACGTTAGTCCAATATCATGCAGCACTTTTCAACATTACAATAATAAAATATTTGGCATTGAATCAATTAAATTATCAGACTCAAACATTTATAAACTATGCGACGTTATTCATACCAAATATCCAAAGGCTTTAATAATTGTGAATGGAGATGCTACGGGAAATTCCAGGAGCGCACTTGTTTTGGATAGTTTGAATTACTATAAGGTCATAAGAAGCAAATTAAATCTTTCGCCTAATCAGGTTAAAGTGCCGACAATAAACCCTACTATGGCCGAAAATCAATTATTGGTAAATGCCATGCTTGAGCATTACCCAATAACCTTAGACGCTACAAATTGTGCGGCATTGATTCACGACCTTATGTTCGGAGAAATGCTTGCTGATGGCAAGATAAAGAAAGGCGATAGAGAAGACCCTAATCAACAATTGGATTTATTAGATTGTTTTCGCTATTATTTAAACCAAAATTTTAAGTGGTATCTCAAGATATAATTAGTATATTAGTTTATGAAAGAAATCAAACTAACACAGGGGATGGTTGCCTTAGTTGATGACGAAGACTACGAACTATTGAATCAATATAAATGGTATCCTCAAAAGGGGCATAAAACGTTTTACGCTACAACAAGTAGAGCAGTTTTAATGCACCGTTTGATATTAGGATTAAACGAAACAAATACTTATTGCGACCACGAGGATCATAACGGTCTTAATAATCAAAAATCAAATCTGAGGATATCTACCAACTCTCAAAATAGTATTAATTCACGCAAGAGGGCGAACACTACTTCTAAATATAAAGGGGTATGGCTTACTAAAAGCAAGTACAAGGATAAGACTTATTTATATTGGCAAGCGAGGGTAAATAAAGATAAAAAGGTTTTTCATTTGGGGTATTTTAAAAACGAACAGGAAGCAGCTATTGCCTATAATTTAAAAGCGACTGAGCTATTCGGAGAGTTTGCAAATCTGAATAAATTTTAACTTCCCTGAAACATTGGCAAGGATAATGTAGTATATTTACCTTATGTTAGATAAAGAAATCCATGTTCACGTCCATCACGAAAGGGATTGTGAAGTTATAAATCTCCTTACAGAGATAAGGGATTTGCTTAAAAAAAATGATGGGGAAGATTTAGGCAAACAGATGGATCAATGGTTGTTAGTTCTTAAGGGTTCTTTATCCAAGATAAAAGCGATAAGCGAAAAAGTTTAATAATTATTAATAATAAAAACTAAAATCTCATGCCTACAAGACAAGAAGATTTCGATCAATTGGTTTCCGATCTTAATACGGTCACTAATGACATTGCCGCAGATTACGAAAAACTACTCGGCGAAATTCAAAATAATTCAGTAAGCGCAGAATCAATTGCAGCCGCAAAGGTTAATATTGACAAGCTAAAAGCACTTGGAGCATCGGTTGACAATCCAGTTCCAGAACCTCCGACAACTTAATTATTTTTTGTGGTTAATGGTTTTTTGAAACCGGATATTTCCATATTCGGTTTTTTGTATTATATTTAAATCTGATAAGAGAAGGGGTTAGAGCCTTCCCTACAGTCAACTTCTGATCCC